GGTCGCAATCTATCGCCGCCGCCGGATGTTCCGCCGCCCCCTTCTGGCAGGAACCTTCCGCCGCCTGACGTTCCTCCCACCCGGAATCTCCCGGGCCCAACAGCCCCGGACGTTCCAGCCAGAGGGAATGGGTGGGGTGCTGCACTTGGTGCTGGTGCTGCCCTTGCCGCAGGTGGTGGCGTTCTTGGGTACGTTATTGATGCCATGAATGGAGGTGGCAATCAGGCCCCTCCTCCCCCGCAGCCCCCGGCTCCGCAGCCACAGCCGCCGATTGATCCCAAAACCGCCACTCAAGATCAGCTACTGGCGGCTGGCTTCCGAGACTACGGCAGCGGCATGACGGCACCGGGCGGCAATGCTTCCGGGGTGCCCGACCACTGGCGGCGGAAGATGTTCCTGAAGCAGCAAGCTGCCCGGTACGGTGCGGAGATCGCACAGAACCCCAAGCTGTATTCAGACATGGTGGCTGCCTACGATCAGGCCAACACCAACGCTCCCGGGTCTGCCCACTCCGCGAGGGCTGTTGCTACCCGCGCTCTGACCGATCATCTGGATGCCCAGAAGGCTGCCCAGATTTCGGTGAACATCCAGAACCGGGCCAAGCAACAGAACGTGGCCAGCCAGATGGGTGTGGACCGTGGGTATGTGATGGCTATGGAGGATGTCCAGCGTCACGCTGCCCGTGGTGACATTGCCTCTGCCAGCGCGGCTGCGGCCATGTATTCGCAGCGGTATGGACCGGGCTTCCTCTATGCCGCCAAGAACATGACTGACCAGCACTCTGCCAGCGAGAAGGCCAAGGCTGAGATGGCTGGGCAGAAGCCGCCACCCCAGACGGTTGCCCAGTCTGTGCAAAAGAACATGGCAGAGATTCAGGCCATGCCGCCGGGGCCTGCCCGCAAGGCTGCGATTGAAGCGTTCTATACGCAGGGTGCTGGTGGTGATCCGAAGGCCGCAAAGGCTGGGGTTGAGAACCACTACCAGACCATCGTCAAGGACATGGGCAGTCGGCTGGGCCAGCTATCCCCTGAGGAACAGTCTGAACTTCAGCAAGTCGCTGGCCACATGAACTACCAGCAATTCCTGAAGTATTCGGGGGCGGCTGACACTCCCGAGAACCAGAAGCACTACCAGCGCATCTTCAATAAGAACGCAACGTGGGCCCAGAGCAACGAGCAGCTTGGCCCACTGGGCACTGTCCGCGACTGGATTGTCCCTGACTTCCTCTTTCCCGGCTGGAAGTAATCAATGGCTTGGCGTGATCCGTTCATGGATGCGGGCAGCAATCCGTTTCTGCCGGATGACAAGCCCGCTACGTCTGCACTCCCAGCTTGGCAGAGGGATGAGGCCCTAGAGAAGCTGACCCGTGGCACCCGCCCCACGGTCAGCAAGCTGCTAGACCTGATCAACGTCCCCGGTGCCACCATTCTGGACATTGCCAGAGGGCAGCCCATCGGGACGTTCTCCTCCCCGGGGGACACGCTTGAAGACTTTGGGATGCGTCCCAGCGAGGATGCTCTTGGTGGGTGGGGCCGACCGCTGGCAGAGCTTGGTCTGGGCATCGGCACCGATCCCCTCAACCTTGTGACGTTTGGCGGTGGTGCTGCATCGAAGGCATCCCTTGCGGCCAAGGCTGCGGGGCTGGCGGATGACGTTACCCGTGTGGCTGGGCGGCGGCTGGCGGATGACCTTGCCACTGGTGCCCGCAACATTGATGAGCTTGGCGACTTTGGTTACGCGAGGAATGCCACCCGCTCCCTCCAAGAGAACTTCAATCACGGGCTCGACCGGCTCACAGACGATGACCTTCTCTCCCGCCCGATCATTGGGAAGAGAACGGCTGGCAGGAACACCACCCTCAGGGAACTGGTGGATGCTCAGGCTGATCCCACTGCCGCACGGGAAGGGGTCGAGCAATGGCTCCAGAAGAACTACAAGACGAGCTTCGATGAGGTAGCTGGTGACAGGCTCTACAATGATGTTGGCATTGCTCTCCCCAAGTTTCTGGGTGGGTCCATAGCGGGCCAGATTCCTGACGCTCTGGGTGGTGCCCGGTCTGCCGCACTCCTTGACAGGACTGGTCAAGCAATCCGCTGGTCCGGCCCCGGTCGCCACCTTGTCTCTGCCAGCACCATGTTTGGTGACAGCGTGGCTGGGGCGGTGGACGAGGGTGATCAGATTCTGGCTAAGAGCTTTGTCCGAGGTGACAAGGCGGCTCTGGCAAGGTCTGGCCGCTGGACTACCCAGATGATGCGGGAGTTGCAGCAGCGTTCTCCGGGTGTGTTCCGCAACCCTGCCATCTCCAACGCTGTTCGCAACGTCATTGAGGGCACTGCCAGTACCGCAGACCAGAGCTTGGTCACCAGCAACAACCTCGACAGCTTCGTCACCAAGTGGAAGGCGACGGCCTCTGATTACCTTGACCGCAGCCGCCGCGCCGGTCTGGGTGATGGTGAGCTACGGGACGCATACGGAACAGAGTATTTCCCCCGTGGCGTGGACAAGGATGTATTCGACCGCACTGGCCTGCCCCAGATGGGCGGCAAGGGCAAGGACTGGAGCGTGATGACGGGTGATCAGATCGCCCGCGATGCCGCATATCAGGTTCCGGGTGGAACGCAGACGATCAATGACCTGTCCCGTGATGCCCGTGTCCTCAATGCTGCCAATGACGGGCTGGCTGCGGACCACATCTACAACACCATCAATGGAATGGTGGGCCCCGGTCAGCAAACCTACTCCCGTGCCCATGCCGTCAAGCTGGCCCGCGACATCCGCTCCATGACCCAGCAAGCCCGGGATGCGGGGAGAGGGCTGTTCGATCAGCACTTCACCGAGGACGCATCACGCTATGTGCGTGGCCGCGAACGTGCGATGGAGCGGGCCCGGGTCATGTATGACGCACTGGGTGCATCCGCAGTCCATGACAACTACCTGAACGTGCCGGGTGGTCGCCATGACTCCATGAACCGGACGCTGCAACAGCTTGACCTGCGGACCCCATCCCTGCCGCAGCATGGCCCAGTTCCGGGTGTGCCCTATGGACCCGCAAACCTTGGGCAGACCATGCCCCAGCTTGCGTCCGGCCTGCCCCCTGTTGCCAATGCTATTGGTGCCAAGCACCAGATTCTGGAGCGGATCAATGCTCGACTGGCGGCGGCTGGCCAGCCACCCATCGACATCGCTGACCTCGCCAACGTGTCGATTGATCAGCGGCTGGTGCAGAGATTCAATCGCATCGCTGACTATTACGCCCAGCCCGAGGTGCAGGGTGTGATGGGCAAATTTATGGATGATCTCACCAACCTATGGAAGTCATCGGTTCTCAGCTTTCCGAGTCGATTTGTGAGGGACCGCTATTCAGGGGCCATCTCCAACTTCATTGAGGTAGGCAATCCGGTAGACCTTCTTAATGGATACTCCGCTGCCAAGTATTTGATGCAGGGCCAGCTTGACCGGCTGGGTCCGATGGTATCCAAGATGCCGAGGTATCAGGGGGTGGCTCAAACGCAGGGAATAGACGCTGCCATCGCCGCCTTCCGAGACGATCTTGGTGCCTCTGGGGTTCTCAGCGGTCGCCGCATCGAAGACGTTGGTGCCCGGTGGACTGGAAGCCAGACCGGCGAATCACTCCTCGACTCCGCTCTTCCCGGGGCACGACCTGTCACCACCGTGGGCTATCAGTTGGGTGATGCACTGCGGGGCAGGATGCCTCTCAGCCCGCGATACGCTCCCTACTCAGAACTCAATCCACTCACAGCACAGGTCATGGCCCCGCTCAGGAGATTCGCTGGGGCTGCGACCAACTTTGCCAATGACATCCCGGGTGTGGCTGCCAGCAAGCGGGGCATGGGCATCCCAGTCGGAGAGTCCTTCAGCGAATACATCGGTGATCGGCAACTGACTGACCCGATCCTGCGGTGGGGTGCCAAGCAAGGTGACGCTACCGACAGCATCAATCGACTTGGAGGTTACGCAGCACTCCTTCTCCAAGGCGTGAGTCCGCAAGAGGCGGCGCGTAGAACAGCGGCGAGTCAGGTGGACTTCGGTTCACTAACAAGGTTTGAGCAACGGTTCGTGAAGAGCTTCATACCCTTCTGGAGTTATTCCAGTAGGACTGGTGCGTGGGTGGCTGCCAAGATGTTTGAGCATCCGGGTGGTGCCTACACACAGGTTGCTCTCAGAGGGCCGGATGCCCTTACTAAGGGAACCTCGCTCGACAACCCTGATGACAGCTACATCCCCAAGCAAATCAAAGAGAGCATTGGCTTCTCTCTTGAGGGACTGAGAGATGTTCCCGGGCTGGGCAGTGTGATCGACACGCTGGCACCCAAGACCGAAGGGGTCAACAGCTTCATTAACTCTTTCGATGTTCCGGGTTCTTCGCTGATCAACATGGTCAACGTCAAGCAGGGGCTTGATGGTGGCGTTAAGTACGGGGACAGTGCCTACAACACGTTCCTCGACACCACCAGCCAACTCATGCACCCGCTGATCCGCGACGGGGTGGAGCTACTCAGCGGGCGGAACCTGCACACCGGCAAGAGCATGGCGGAATTTGAGCCGACCATCCAGAAGATCGGGCGAGAGCTTGGGGTGGACCCATACTCCACCACCGACAGCTTGCTCAAGGGCAGCAATATGCTCTTGGACTTCGTGCCCCACGCACCCCGGGCCCTCCAGCTACTCAACCGGCTCATGGACGATGAGCGGGTGCCCAGCTTGTCTGCGCGGCTGGGGCAAAATGCCTTCAATACCCTGACCGGCATGAAGGTGACCAATATCTCTGAAGATGCGGCCCGCATGGATGCCAGCCGGGAACTGGGGGATATGCTCTCCGACTCACCAGCAATCAAGAAATTTGAGTCCAAGTACATTCCCGAGGAGTTGCTGCCATACGCCAACCCCGAGGATGTCCTTCTCTACCGGCTCGACCGGCAGATGCGGCAAGAGGCGAGGAAGGCCAAGCAGGCTCAAGCCGTCGGTGATCTAGGAAACCCTTTTATGCTGTAGCCGTGGCGGGGTGGGCATGGCATCCGGCAGCAAGCTGGCATCGACGTAGTATTTGAGGGCCAATTCCGGGGATCGGTGCGCGAGGTAGCGGCTGGCTGACCCGGGACTCTGAGCCTCGCAAGCCGTGGCCCCGCTCCTTCTCAGCCACTTGGGTGTGCCCTCCAGACCGGCCTGCTTGCAGAGGCGGCGGAACCAGACCCGCAGCCAGTGTTCCTTCAGTGCCCAAGAGAAGAACGTCTTGCCGTCCACGTTGGCGGGGTGTTCCGCCAGTTGCCTCAGGAGATCGACCACCTCTTGGTTCAACACCTTGACGTAGGGCTGCGATGTCTTACTGATGACATGGTGCAGCCGGTCGCCGCGAAGCTGGCTCACCTTCAGGTGTAGCTCGTCCGAAAATCTCAGACCTGTGAAGTAGCCCGTCAATATCCACGCACGAAAAAACAGGGAGGCTGGGCAACCTGAAGCAAGCGTTCTCTTCATGCTGTCGGCAGCCGCCAGCAACCTCTCCAATTCTTTTTCCGACCACGCAACTGGAGGTGGAACCGAATACTTGACACGCCGAACACCTTCGATAAAATTCGCACAACCGGGGCCAAGTGCTGCACGAATTATCGTCAGTGCTTGCCTCCGGTAGTTCGACTTCGTGGCCCTTGAACAGGCCAGAGAGTCGAGCCAACGGGTGACCCGTTGAGGAGTCAAGTCGGCCACGGAGGTTATGCCAAATGATGCCATGCTTTCAGCAGTTCGCATCAGATGCCGTCTGTAGTTGTGGCACAGGTCACGGCTATCAACGTACTCATCAACAATCGAAGTCAGTGGCATCGCTCCTCCTTCCGTGTTGCCCGCCTCAGGGCGTGACCAACCGTGCCACGCAGTGGGGGATTTGCCACCTCCCCCTCTAAGAGGCTCCGCACTTTGGGGGGCGCGTTGCTCCCCAGCTTTTTCCCTTGAAAACAAAGGACTGTTAACCCTCATGACTTCCTCCAGTTTGGAGGGTCGCATTGCTTCTGCCGACTGCAAGGATTACGCTGCCGTGGAACGCGGGCGTAACTCAGTTGGTAGAGTGCTAGCTTCCCAAGCTACCTATCTTGCCAATGTCCTCTTCGATGAGCCCCTCGCCTTCTATCACGGCGACAAGGTTCATCTCGGCTCTACCCAGATCAAGCTGGCAGAGTCAGCCACCCGCTTCTTCAATGCGGTGGAGCTTGGCAGGACTTCCGACTCCAAGTCGCAGGCCCTACAGCTAGGCAGAGCGTGGCACACCCTCCGCGAAATTGGGTCCGACCTCTTCGCGGAGAGGGCAGTCACTGCCCCTGAAGAACATTGTACCGCCAGTGGGGGGTTGTCAACAAAAAAGGCAACCAAGGAATGGCTGGCCACGCTGGCCCCGGATGCCATCATCCTCTCCCCTGACATGGGGGAAACCCTTGGCCGGATGAAGGACGGTTTCGACCGGAACCCCGCAGCCGTCGAGCTTCAGGAATCCATCGTTCACCAAGAGGTGAGCATCCGCTGGGAATCAACTGCCGGGGTGAAGGTCCGCTGCCGACCGGATGCCATCTGTGAGGGCGGGCGACTCGTTGACTGGAAGTCCACCTCCGAGGTCAACATCCTCAAGGACTTCTCCCGCTCCGTCCGCACCTACGGGTACGGAATCAGCGATGCCTTATACAGTCAAGGCGCAGTGGTGGCCGGTCTGGCCGAGCCCCCGATGGTGTTCGTGGTCACCCAGACCGTCGAGCCCTATCTGACGCAGGTCATCACCCTGCCAGAGTGGTTCAGGGAGCAGAGCAGGCGTCGGCTGGACGAACTTCTCACTGACATTGCTCGTCGCCGCGCATTGGGTGACTGGCTAGAAGACGGCTACGGCAAGGTTAACGAACTCTTTATTCCCGGTGGCCCATCCTCCTCAAGTGAGGGCCGAGTGGAATGAAGGCAGCCAGCTTTCTTGTTGACCCGGCCTTTGAGTCAGCCGTTAGCCAGCACCGCTGGTACGCGCTTCCAACAGGCTACCTGAACTCCCCGGTCTGGGTGCCGAGAGGGACCAAGAGGCCACCTTTCCTGTACCAGCACAGGCTGGTGTTTGAGTTGGCATTCGGGCGATGCCCTGACGCCCCGCTGTCTGTCGATCACATCAACAGAAACCGCTCAGACAACCGCTTGTGCAACCTGCGTCCGGCCACTCCGAGATTGCAGCAACTGAACAGGCCAATGCGCTGTCGAGCGACTTCCCTGCCTCGCGGAGTTCGGCGTGACCGCAACCGCTTTGTCGCCCGCATGAACTGTGGCGGCAAGTATCTGGAGCTAGGTCGCTTCAACACACCAGAAGAGGCAAGTGCTGCATACGAGCTTCGATTGGCGCAGGAGATAGAGCAAGAGATTGAGCGGTCGTGGGTTTTGTTTTTCACAGGTCGAATAGTAACAAGGGAGTAACACATGGAAATCGACAACTACATTCGCGGCGTCACTTCTTCCCCGGAAACCAAGCAGTTAGTAACTGCGTTGGCAAAGGCACAGATGGAGTACAAGCCGATCAGGAAGACGGGCCGCAATGAGTACGGCAAGTTTGACTATTCGACTCTGGGCGACATCTGCGTGGCCTTGCTCCCTGCCCTGAACAAGCACGGCTTCCCCATGCCGGTGTTTCAGACTGGTTACATGGGCACCGAGTTGGTCATGGTCGGACGGCTGATGCACAACACGGGAGAGTGGTTGTCGTGCGTCCTCCCTATGCGGGACATGATCGACAAGAACGGCAACCGCAGGGAGGACAACCAGTCCCTTGAGGCTGCGTCCACCTACACCAAGAAGCAACTCTTCTTGCAGCTTGCCGGTGGCTGGAGCGTTGGTGCCGAAGACCTTGAGCAAGCCGAGGAAGCTCACTCTCAGGTCAACGCCGAGGTGGCCAAGGAGAAGGACCCTGCCCCTGCACCCAAGACACCCAAGAACGATCTGTTCAGGAGGGTGGAAGCCAAGTGCAAGACGCTGGTCAAGCTGCCCGCCGAGTTGGCCAAGGTCATGGGTCAGGCCGACGGGATGGTCGAGAGCGGCGACCTGAGTGCTGACGAGATGGCCAAGCTGCGCCGCCAGTTCGGTGCCCTTCTCCCAAAGGAGGAGGTGGTCAGTGCTTAGCCAGAGCGACATAGACCAGCTTGAGGGTTACCTGTGCAAGGCCACCCTCAATGACTTGCCCAACGTGCTGATGAAGGTGCTGCCATTGGTGTTCGCTGAGTTGCGAACGATGCAGCGGGCCTTGGACACCCAAGCGGAGAACTTCTTCGATGGCTTACTTCCGCGAGATGACGGACGAGGACGAGTTGCTGTTGAGCCAACTGGTGTCGCAGGGACTGGAGTTCATGGAGGTTCGCAACCGGATGCCGCAGTGCCGGTTCCACGAACTGAAGTCCGCGTTCATCCAGCAACGCCGGTCAGCGAGGAGCGGGAAGTTGCGCCCGATCCCAGAGGACTTCGCGGAGAGGATCAAGTTCGTCCAGTCCCAGTGGTCGGAGCGGGAGTGGGGCCAGCGTTGGGTGGGGAGGTACGCCCAGAGGCAGGACACGGACATCCATCAGGCAGCCAGCCGGATGCTCCAGTGAAGAAGCGGCGTGGTCGCCCGCGAAAGCAGTCGGTGGATGGAGTCTTGGGGATCGAACCAATTACGCATGGAGGTGAGTGATGCTGGTACTAGGACGAAGGGTGAATCAGACCATCGTGATCGAACCGGGCGGCATCAAGATTACGGTGATCAACGTGTCGAGCGGGGGGGCCGTGCGGATCGGGATCGACGCGCCCCCTGAGTATGTAATTCTGCGAGAAGAACTGGTCGGGAAATACGGAAAGCTGCAAGCACAGGCAGAGCGTGAGGAGCGGCGAAGAAAGGAAGGTGCCTGATGCGTAAAGGACAAGTCTTCCTTCCCCTGTTCGACACTGAAGTCCTTCGCCCCTACCAGAAGGAAGCCATCGTCGCCATCCGGCAGGCATTTCGGGAGGGGAACCAAGCGGTCCTTCTCGTCTTGCCTACGGGTGTCGGCAAAACCACCACGTTCGTCGCCCTGCCCCGCGAAGGGGCACGGGTGATGGTGGTGTCGGGTCAAGACAATGTGAACAAGCAGACCGTTGCCACCATCCGCAGGCTCCGGGGCCGGGTTGCCAGTGTCGAACAGGCCATGCTCAAGGCTGACCCGGGTGATGAGTGGGTCGTGGCCACCCACCAGACCCTCAAGAGTGACGGTCGCTACAAGCGGTTCGTGGGGCACGTTGACCTGATCATCATTGACGAATGCGACATCCATTTCTCTGTGAAATTCAGGGAGATGATGCAGGAGTTCATTGCCGCCGGGGCACGGGTGCTGGGAGTAACCGCGACTCCCCAACGCGCCGACAAGAAAAGCCCGCTGTTCGGCTTCTACACATCCTGCCCCTACAGCATGGAACTGTCCGAGGCTTTCTCACAGGGCTGGCTGGTCAAGCCAAGGGTCACCGTCCACACGGTGCGGTCGATCAACTTCGATGAACTGTCCAAGACCAAGGTTGACTTCCTGCCTCATGAGATCGACGGCATCCTCATGTCCGAGGCAGTCAGGAATGACATCTGCCAGCTTGTCTTCCAGCACCACAAGAAATCCCACGGGGTGATCCGCTGCCGGTCTGTGCCCCAAGCCAAGGCCATCAGAGAGATGCTGGTGGACCGCTATGGATTGAAGGTGTCGTGCGTGTGGGGTGAGCAACCACCCGAGGAGCGCGACCTTGAGATCAGGAAGTTTGAGTCCGGCGAGAACACGCTGATCACCAACTGCCGTGTGCTTGGTCGCGGATGGGATTGCCCAATGGTCAATGAAATCTTCAATGCCGCCCCCACCAAACACAAGGGCACGTTCCTCCAAGGATTAGGCAGAGGCACACGGGCACTGACGGGGACTCTGGATGGACTGAACACGGCAGAGGAGAGGCTGGCTGCCATCGCTGCCAGTGCCAAGCCGACATGGGATTTCCACGACATCACCAACACCAGCCGGTTCCACTCCCCGGTCACTGCCATAGATATGTTGCTGGCGGGCCCGAAGGAGATCATCGACAAAATCAAGGAGGACAAGGCTGACGAGGAGGTGACGCTGGATGAACTCGACGCTGCCCTTCAGGCCGAGCTTGATGCCCTCAAGGAGATGGAGCGGCTGGAGCGGGAGGCCGAGCGGGAGCGGAGGAAGTCCTGTGTGGTCGGGGTCACCTTCGACTCCCGGTCCCGGGACCTGTTCGACAGGCCGGACGTTAAGACCCCCAAGATCAAGGGCTACTACGTTCCCTTTGGAAAGTGGAAACGTCGCCCCCTACGGGACCCGGCCATCCCTCTGAGTTGGCTCCAGTGGGCCCTCAGGGATGCCAAGCTGAACGCCATGTGGACGGTCGCCTTCAGGCAGGAAGTGGACCGGCGGATGAAGGCCCTTGAAGAGCGGGGGGTGGCCTCATGGTGAGCCGCAGCAACACGCCTATCAAGGTCACCCTGTCCACGCAGGAGATGATGCTGGCTGCCTACACCGGGGTCAGGAGAACCGTCCTGAGTAGGGCCAAGGGCTCTAAGCCAGCCTACGGACTGAGCGGCCTAGAGGTCTGGGGTGTCGATGCCGAGGGTGCTGGCGGGGAGATGGCCGCAGCCAAAGCGTTGAACCTGTACTGGGATGGTGCCGTCAACACCTACTCCCGTGGCGACGTTGGTGAACTCCAGATACGGACCAGCAGTAGCCATGACTACAAGCTGATCGTTCGTGAAGCTGACTCTGACACTGACTGCTTCGTGCTGGTCACCGGCATGATGCCTGAGTACGTCATCCACGGTTGGATTCTGGGCAAGGCAGCGAAGCAGGAGCGGTGGAAGAGAGCCCCCAACAATCGGCCTCCCGCCTACTTCGTTCCGCAGTCCGAGTTGCTGTCACTCGACACGCTGGAAATAAAAAAATCTTTTGACCGAACCCTTGCCCAAAAATCACAGGCAGGGTAACGCTGGTAGTACATAGCCCACTGAGGGGCAGAGGTGTTTCCACCAGCCTTCGGGGCTGCGGCCAAAACGGTGGAGTAAACACAGAGAAATCTGTGGAGTGGATAGCAGACGTTTGGTGACTCAGCGGCTGACGCAGGCAAGTGCCCGCCACTTCGGGGCAGGAGATCGTGACGAACGATGGTGGCTCCCCGTAATCCTATGCCACCCGCTGTGAACAAGCGAAACGACGGGGATGCCCGACTTGTTCAGTGACTTTACCCTCCGGGGTGGAGTCACTGTTCACCCGCTCACTCCGGGTCTACCCAGTGTGGGTTGTGGGCACTAGTAAACAGTCAACAAGGGAGGTTGAAATGACAAGGGTAAGGGTTACCACTGACGGTGGAAGGCCAGCCAAGGACAAGATGGTTGAGAGAAGGATTGCCCAAGAAAACAGGGTGGCCGACGCGGTAATGGGGTTCGGGAAGTACCGGCACTGTCCGGTGTCAGAAGTTGACGATGGCTACCTACTGTGGTGCCTTGAGAACATGACACACTGCCCTCCCTATGTAATGCAAGAGCTTCGTTTTCGTGGGCTTGTTACATCCGATTACTCAAGGGCTTTTTCCCCATCAGCAAAGCAACAGAACCGCGACAAGAAACACAGGAAGGCATTGGTTCGTGCCGACCGGCAGAGGCAGAAAGCTAAAGAGAAAGTTGCCGTCATGCAGGCAGGCATCGACATCGTTGGCACTGACTATCTTCGGCTCTTGACAGAGTTCGACCGTGCCGATGGTGACGCTGAAGAATGCCCGTTCGATGAAGGTGATTACACATACACAGGTCCATCCATTTGCTGGGTTGGTGGGCAACCTGTCATTACTCCCAGTGAGTTTCCCAAGGAGGCAGGTCGATGAAGATTCGACACAAGACAGATCGGATGGAGATTGAGGTGGAGGGCAGCGATGTGAAAGAGTGTTTCACTGAACTGTCCAATGCCGTCGAGGTGTTCAGCAACAGCGTGTGTGGTGCCTGCGACAGTCCCAATACCGTGCCCGCAGTTCGTGAGAGGGACGGGAACGTGTACCACGAAATGGTCTGTAAGGACTGTGGTGCCACCCTTGGTTTCGGGCAGACCCGAGTTGGCAACAAGTTGTTCCCCCGTCGCAAGGGGAAGGACGGCAGCTACCTCCCGGGCAATGGCTGGCAGAAGTGGCAGAAGCAACAGGCTGCATCGACCGCCGCCTTCGATGACGCTTTCTAGTTTGCATCCCGGTTGCCGGACCCGGGCCATCAAAACCGGCTTTCAATACACCAAGGAGAACCATGATGAAGTGCAAGTGCGGCGATAAGGCAGAGGTCTGGCACGAAGAGAAGGATGGGGTCAACGTCCCCAAGTGCATGGAGTGCCACCTTGAGATCACCAAGGGCATCATCCCCAAGCTGGGATGGACGAGTGACTTCGGTGGTCGCATCGGCCTGACTCCACGGCAAGCTGCCAAGCTGGGGAACTAACCATGCCCAGCAAGAAGAGCGACCGCATCCGCCGCCAGCTTGAAGCCTATGCCCTCATGGCAGAGAGGTGTGCCGTGTGCTGGCACCCCAAGTATGTGAAGCGGTGGGGGAAGACCATCTGCCTGCACCACATCGTGGGGCGGCGCGGCCTTGATCCTCACGATCACCGGAATCTTTTACCCGTTTGTGAGGACTGCCACCGGCTGCACCATGACGGGGATTCCCGGCGTGAGTTGACGCTGGGCCACATCCTCACGGCCAAGCTGGAAGAGGACGGGGAAGAGATGTTCGACCTTGAGTTTCTGGCCAAGCTGCTTCACCGGGCCGGACTCAAGGAGGACCCCAAGCCCCTGCCCCAATGGGTGGCCGAGGAGCGTGAGAAGAACGCTCGACTCCTGACATCCCGAGCCCCATTCATGGTCATGGAGAGAGAGTGATGTGCCTACACCGCTGCATGGCAGTCAAGCAACAGATCGTTTCCGCTGCCCTAACCCCAAGGAGAGATGCCGTGAAGTCTACGGATTACCTGATTGAACAGACCGAGAGGTGGGCTGCCGACCGGCAGATCATCACCCACTCTGATGCCAAGGCTCAGGCTCTCAAGCTGGTGTCCGAGGTGGGGGAGTTGGCCGATGCCATCATCAAGAACGATGAGGCTGGGGTGATAGACGGCATCGGTGACTGCACCGTGGTGCTGATCATCCTTGCCAAGCTGTCGGGGCTGACGCTGCCGGTGTGTCTGGCTGCGGCCTACGAGGAGATCAAGGATCGGAAGGGGCACATGACCCCGGGCGGGGCATTCAAGAAAGAGGGGGACGCATGAAACGCCGGGTTGTCTATGTGGGTGGTCCGCTGTGCGGGCGGGCCGAGAAGCTGCAAGACGAGGACATCGTGGAGTACCTGACCTATGCCGTTGAGGGCAGGAGGTTTACCTACCAGCACGTTCTGAGGCCGGTCACCAACGGGACCCTGCGGGTGCAGCACAGATACCTGTTCATGGGTTACAAGCCGAAGCTGCCAGCGTGGCTGAAGAAGGAAATGGCAAAGCGAGAGAGGGAGGGTGGCCATGCCACTGAATAGTCGAGCCAAGGGGGCAAGAGCCGAGAGGTTATTAGCGCAGGAACTCAAGGAGGTTATGGGATGGGAGTCAGCAAGAAGGTCGCAGCAATACTGTGGGGCAGGCGAGACAAGCGATGTCTTGGTGGAGGAGATGCCCGGTCTGTTCTTGGAGAGCAAGGCAGTAGAAGCCTTGTCCATCCATCCAGTAATGGAACGTGCCGTTCGGGAGGCCGGTCACAAGCTTGCAGTGGTGGCACACAAGAAGAATCGCACGGAGTGGCTGGTCACCATGCGGCTTGTGGACTGGCTGGCAATCTCGCGGATGGTGACCTCCGCGTGTATGCCAACGGAGCCAAGAGAGGGGCAGTCCGAGAGCGGTTCGACTTGATCCCTCCCCTTGGATTACAGGCTGTGGCCGAGGCTATGGCGAAGGGGGCTGCCCGCTATGGAGATGACAACTGGAGGGGGCTGCCCAAAGAAGAGATGGTCAATCATGCCATTCGCCACTTGGTGTTGTGGATGGCCGGGGACAGGTCGGAGCCCCATGCCGCCCATGCTGCGGCGAACTGTTTGATGTTGGTCGATCTTGAAGGGAGTGCCAATGAGCGACGTTGAGACAAAGCATCTGGATGACCTGACTGTGACTGGGGGCTGGCGGCTCCTCTGTGTGGGGCTCATGGCCGATGCCACTGCCCGCATCAAGGAGTCGCGTAACCTTTTCAGGCAAGCCCGTGGCCTTGATCATTACTCAGACAAGAGCTTTGGGATGTGCCAGCGTGACGCTTGGACGGCAGCGGAGAGGTGGATGCAGGGAGGGGTGGGCACCGTGACGTTTGAGGATGCCTGCGCTGTGCTGGAGGTGGCCCCCGAGATTGCCCGCAAGAAGATAGAGGAGTATGCCTATGCCCGTCGAAGAGACAGGCCCAGCCCCTGCCCGTGGTGAGTGCGTGGACTGTGGTGCCAAGGCTACCGTCACTGTTGACCCCTATGGTGTAACAACGGAAGATGTCCGCTGTAAGGACTGCTATGAAGTCCATTGCAGTCGCGTGTGGCGGGAGGCAACCCATGCACGAATGTGATCATGCTCAACCAAGACCAGCAGGGTTACGCAGAGCGGGCACTGGAGTTAATCCCTCCGTGCCTGCACTATTTCCTTGAGTCCTACCCGTGTCTGCGGGAGGTGGTAGATAGGGAAGAACTTGAGTCTGCCGCCCGGTTGGCTTGCGTGATGGCTGCCCGCACCTACGATCCCTCGCGGGGGATGAGTGCTTACTTTTCACGGGCGATCCTGCATGAGTTACTGAAGAGTTGCAGGTCAGAGATACGCTCCAATGGTGGGCTTGGTGCCCTGTCGAGGAGCGTCTACCGGGTCACGCTGGAAGTCATAGAGAGAAGGCTTCCAGCCCGGGAAGATGAGGGCCCACCCGCCGAGATGCTGGTGGCCCTCCATGCCCTGCCTGCCGAGGACCGGCAGTGGATTACGGAACACGTTATTGAGGGCACCAGCATCCGGCAGATGGCAAGGGACAAGGGGATCAGCACCCGGCAGGTGGCTAAGTTGATGGCCGCAAAACTGGGGCGACTTCGGTCGAGCGCAGGATTCTCTCGCGTTCAGCACGAGACAAAGAGGACCTAACCCGCCCAGCTTTCACTGCCACCTTGGTGTTGCCACGGGACTTGGTGAATCCTTCCGGGGGGAAGTTCCTCAAGAAGCTGCCGTATGCACGGCACAGCCACGCCTTGTTGTAGCCGTAGCCGCAGTCACGCTTGACCCCGTTGTCCTTGAGGGTGCGGGCAGAGCCAGCGACTGTCTGAATGCCGCGATCCCTCAGGTCATAGATCATGGCCAGCAATCGCCGCTCGTCCCAGTCTGGGACCAGTTCATCAATCGCCCGGTCCCACTTCCACCCAGCCGGTGGGCGTTTCTTCATGGGCAACTTGTGAATCTTCCGAACAGAGTGGGCAGCCTTCTGCCTCTCGCTTTTGGTGTCACTCTCAAACTCGCACCCCGCTGCGATGATGCGGGCGGCAAACCTGCCCGGTGCGGTAGTGGTGTCCAGCATTGCGTCAAGAATCGCAATGTCGATCCCCACTTGCTGAAGGTAGTGGATGGTGTTCTCTTTGTCCCGGGCTGAACGAAACACACGGTCTTGCTTGGGGGCAATGATGATGTCCCCCGGCTTGACCAAGTTGAACAACTCCCTGCCCTTTGGCCTGTCACGCCAGTTGATTTTCCAAGCTGACACACCGTGGTCATGGAACACACCAGCCAGTTCATAGCCTTTGTCTTTAAGGCTTGTCTCGTAGTAGGTCTGGCACACGCTGGCCTGCCACTCCGGGGTCAGGTTCTGATCCACAGTTGAGACACGGGTGTAGATGTATGCCTTCATAGCCACTCCTTCCAGTTGAACGAGATTGCACGGGAGGTATTGAAGTTACACTGGATGACACCCTTCCTCTCCATAGCCTTGAGGTGGCAGGTGATTCCGTTCAGGCTCCTGATCTTGAACCGATCCATCATCTCCCTGAAGCTGGGTTGGAACCCATTCAGTTCGACATGGCTGGCAACGTAACGCAGGATTTCTTCCTGTCTCTCGGTCAATTCTACTGCGGTGTTGGGCATGGTCAGTTGCGCTCCTTGTGGTTTCGCATGGATCGTTCCTCGTACTCCTGAGGCAGGTCATTGCACAGTTGCTTGAGCCTCGCCTGCTTGGGATCGTTCGCGTCGAGGTAGGCGTAACAGGCTGATGCCAGCCGGTACAGCCGGTACTCAAGGCTGGCGTAATCCACCTTGGGCAGGCTGCGATGCTCATCGTATGGGTCATGTTCCATCAGTAGGTTTCCTTCCGGGGAAAGAGTCTATCGTCAAGGTTCATCACGTTGAGAACCACACTCGCCAGTTCAATGGCAATCGCCCAGCCAGACACCACCGCCCCCAATTCCTTGGAGGACAGGTGGTTGGCCACCGACAGGACCGCGATCATCCCGGCTGTAACCCACAGCCGCTGCTTGTACACCTCCGCACTCTCCAGTGCAGGATAGAACGAGCGGCACCAGTAGATTACATAGGCCAGTTCAATCAATGCGGTCATGTGACCACCTCCTTTCTTTTCGCGGCCTTCCGCATGGCCTCTTCCACCGCCCCTCGTTGCAGTGCCCCCGCCTTGAGGACAACAATCGCATAGCCCTTGAGCCGCAGCTTGCGCACAACCTCCGACTCTTCCTTGGTCAGACCTTCCCGATAGCGATGCAGGTACATTGCCGACTCCTTTCTCTGGGGGTGTGGGTTACAGCATCAACTGTTCGATCAGGGACAGGAGCCCGATGACATCCTTGTTGTCACCGGCCAAAGTCTTCGCCACCTTCAGCAGGACAAGGCTGTTGGTGTCCACTGCACAGGCAGCCAGCACAGCTATTGCGGACGGGGAATCGGCAGGCTTTGCCTTGGGCTTGGCCACAGCCTTGTCAGCGGGCACCTTCACCACCACCGGCTTGGCCACAGCCCGCTTGGCCTTGGCACGGGCCAGACGCTGCCTCTCCCGCCGCCGCCGAATCCGCCCCTGCCCAAGCTGGTAGTCCAGATTCATGGCCCATTCCGCCGGGGTGCATTGTCCCTTCCGCTTGGGTATGGACTTGGCCTCGACCGTGCCACGCAGGGCCCTGACTTCCTTGTCGAACTCGCTCATGGTCATCTCCTTGGGGGTGTTGCTGACGATCATCGAACTCTGCCTTTCTTTCTGATGGTGCCTTTGATCTGGTACGGTTTGGTCACAATCTCGCCGGTCACTTTTCTCCTTCTGCCCTTGATGTGCATGGGCACAAACGATCCATCCTTGTCGAGTGCTTCGATCACCTCGCATGATCCACGCTTGGTGAAGGCGAGGAAGGTGAAGGGACCCTTCGCTCCCAATTTCACCTCCTCCCCACTGGCCAGCCGGAACAGCGGTCCTCCCGTCGCACGAAACCGGGTGCCCTTACGAAGGACAACCCGCTCACTAACCCGGTAGCTATCAAGCCTGATGAGTGGTTGCATGGTTACTACCCCTCTTTCACTACGTTGGATTCATGCACTCCGAACCGATGCGTCATGGCAGCGTGGAAGGATTCCACATTGCCGATGAAGCTCTTGTCGCGGACTAACTCGTCTGCCATGCCGCAAGCCACCAATCCCAGCACTTTCACAGCAGACGAACTGCTCTTGGAGTTGACCTTCAGCCACTCCACAAACTTTGTCACTGCGTACTCACTGCGATAGTCCTCGTCCCGCAGGTACTGATCGACGTACTCATACGGGATGCAGCCAAAGCACTTCTCCTTGTTAAGCGTCAGGCACTTCTCAACAATGCGATTACCAGCCGCAGTGGTGAACTCATACTTCGCCATGTTTCATCTCCCTTGAAATAGGGCGGGGCGGCGACCAGCAACGAGCCAGCCGCCGCCCCTTCCCCCGATGAACTAGACCGCCATCGTCAGAGCCAAGTGCTGGGCCTGAAGAACCTTCGGGTCCGTCAGAGCCATGATGGCCCGGTCGAAATCACCCGGCTTGCCCTTGCGGCGGGAGTCATGCTGGATGAATCCCTGTACCGCATTGAACGCAGCCCACGCACTGACCTCGTTGAGTTGGGTCTGCTCACCGAGTGCCACCTGCTCCCGCATCAGCCGCCGGACAATCTGCTCCGTCCGGTTGCGGTGCATGGTGATCGACCGCTCCGTAGCACCCTCGTCCGGGGTGCCGTAGATGCCGTCAAGGAAGTCAGCCAGCCGCACCCTGCGGTCAGCCATCTCCTTGATGGCTACCTCAAGGTTGCCCACCCCGCTCCGCAGGGAGTGGAAGTCCTCAATGAGGTCCTCCATCTTGGAGCGAAGGGAGTAGGTGTGCCTGATCCGCACCGAAGTGCCCGCCACCTTCTGGAAGATGGCGAGGTTGCCGCACACCACCCGGAACAACCCGATGGTGGCGGTGAAAGCCTGCCCGTACCGGGCCGTGACGATCAGCCGGGGGAACACCGTGTCGTTCTTGTGAACGGTAATCAGGTGGTCCTTGGTGGGCTGGATGGACACATAGTGACCATCTCTGAAGCCCAACTGAACGTCGCCGCACTCACCCAGCACTGGCTCACTCGCCTCCACCAAGGCACAGATGTCATCGGTGGTGTGAAGCTCGTAGTTGGCACTGACCGCAGGACCGAAGCAAGCTCCCGTGTCATTGCGGAACAGGCCCATGTGGGGAGTCGGCTTCATGTCACCCGAGTACAAGACCTGCTTGGTCACATCGGGGAAGAAGTTACGGACACGCTCGACAATCGAACCGTTGAGGGGGGTCATTGCACATTTCCTTTGGGGGTAAACGAACAAACCCCGGTCAGCCGAAGTGGCTGCCGGGGTCTGTCCTTGTTGTTGCTGCTACTAACCAGAGGCTTAGAGGTAACTCCGTTACCTTGTGCCCGTGAGTCTACATATACATGCGTACATCGTCAAGCTATCGTTCAAACGGATTGTTCAGGTATGGGTTGCCTTGGCTTTCCATCCTGTCGTTCTGCAATCGCAGCGACCTCGCTTCCTCCTTTGTCTTGCGAAGGTTGGCTGCCCGCTGCCCGTAGTCGAGAGAGTCACCACCCCACAGGTAGTCACGCTCACGCTGCCACTGATCCCGCTGCCACTGTTGGTTCTGCCATGCTTGCTGTCGCATGGCTTCCGCCTTGTTCCAGTACCCCCATCCCGGTTGGACGTAGGGGTACTGACCGAACGTGGTGCCAGCTACCAGTGCCAGCACCAGAGTCATCGTTGTCCTCACTTGCTCCTCGCTTTCTTCTTGGGTGGGGGAATCAATGCGAACACGTTGTTGATCACTGTCCCCGCCACTAACAACCGCTGCTCGTCCAGCTTGTCCATCCCCTTGTTGTGCTTGAGCGAGTACCCAATCGCCAGCATCAACTGCACTGCCACCTCTTTCTGTAGGTACACGGAACCCGCCTCGACTTCGGGATCGTAGTCGGGGTGGTGCTTCTTCTTGGCCATCACTCACCTCCCTTTCCGTAGTTGCGGGACTCAATCACCACCCACTTCTGTGCTGCCTCCTCAAGAGAGGATGCGAAGTAGCTCTCGCCAGACAGCACCATCTTCTTCAGCCTGCTGCGATCTTCACCCTCCGCTGCCCATTCGCAGGCATTGCCCACCTCTTTGTTGAAGTGGTTCAGCGAATCGAACTTGCCCAGCCCCAGCGTTTCGTTGACACGCTGGCCAGCAAGGGGCAGGGCATCCATCAGGTCACCGTAGCTATCGTCGCCACGCATCCAGTCGAACTCGCACTTGTCGCCGCAGGCAGATGCCCTTCGGGTGTAGTGCCGCCACGACAGGGCGAAGTGGACAGCCGCAGCAATGTCGCCGCCGTTCACCGCAGCCAGCCGGATGAACTCATTCGCCGCCGCCTCACCCACCGGGCCAGTCCCGTACCGGCTGGTGTCCACCACCACCTTGCGGAACTCATCGACCATCGGCCAGAAGTGTTCCGGTGCCAGAGGCGGGATGCCCCGGGACCAGTCCATGAACTGCTCATCGAACCGCGACCGGGCCTCCTTGAAAGCCTTCGCCTGTGCCATGATCGTGTCGCTCAAGATGCTCGTTGTCGTTGCCATTGAATGGCTCCTGTGTGAATGTGTCCTCATCAGTGGCCGCATCACGGCCAGACCGGGCAGGGCTCCCGGTTTCGGACTAGAAGGGCACGGCATCCGCATTGCCGTGGGCCTCGTCATAGGACAGGGCCCCCTCCGCTTCGGCCAGCAAAGCGTTGGCAGTGGCAATCAGGTCCTCGCGGTACAGCACCCGTCGCAGCTTGGTCTTCGCCCCGCTGTAGGTCTTTCCCTTCTGCTCCAGCACCGAATAACCCCGGGAGTACCGGATCAGAGCAAGGCCCGGGAGGATGTCGGTCCTCACCTTGCCCTCGTCCACCGGCAGCTTGTTGCTGTAGCTGACCGGCTCCTCCTTCACTGTCTCGTCCACCACCTTCACCTCAGGTGCCGTCCGGGTGATGGTCACCTCGACCGCAGCCTTGCCCCGTCCAACCCGCTTGGCCTTGGTCACAGTCTGGCCAGCCGCCACTGCCGAAATGATGTCGCTCGTCGCCATGTCGAATCCCCTTGTGTCAAAAAGAAAACCCCCAGCGAAATTGCCGGGGGTCAGATACCAACCAGAGGCTAAAACTCTTCTCCGAAGAGCCGTGTGTGCGTTACCAGTTCATGCGTCACCCCCCTTCTGCCTTCCGGCAAGCCTTTGACAGCCTCACGACTGCTTCATGAATGACAGGCAGTGCGGAGTAATCCTCGCCCACAAACCCAAACCGCGTGGCGTTGGCAAGCAGTTCGTTTGCCGCAGCCAGCAACTCAGGGGCAGCCCCTGCCAAAGCCTGAAGCCGCTCAATTTCCTCTGCCGCATGGGTGCAAAGAACGTCGCCGCACTCGCCAGAAACCTTGAGCGAGTGCATGATCTGATCGAACGTGGGTCTGTCATGTGGCACTGCCATTGTCAATCTCCTTGATGCGTGTGTTGACCTTGTTGAAAAGCCGCTCAGTCTCATGCAGGTGGACGGCCACCCGCTCCTTCGCCTTCTCGTCATACCAACCGTCCCGGTTACCATCGGTCCACAGCTTGCCAGTCCGCTGCCACTCTCTCTCAAGAGCGGTGGCAAGGATGGAAAGCTCACCCCGGGTCATGTCCATCATCGTCGTGGTGTGGCTCATCGCTCCCTCCTCATGCGGGTCATCCGCAGTTCTTCCTCCCGCTCATCAGCCGGTGGTGCAAGCTGCACCAGACCGCCGACCGTGATCGTCCGCTCTCCCGTGTAGACAAGCTGAATCCAGTTGGACCGCAGCAAGTTGAACCCCTTGCCGTCGATGTTCTCCCCGCAAAAGCTCCGCCAGTGCGGTGCAATCCGGGGGTTGTAGGACACCGGCAATCCTGTCGGGGTGCTTGGCCCCTCGACCAGCACCTCATTGCAGTCGATCCACGCACAGACCGACTTGTTCGCACCTTCATAGACCTTCTTTGCCGTCGCGGGTTGATTCCGCAGTTGGCAATCCAACAGGGTCAGGCTCACGGCAGCGGGATCGTAGTACCGCACCCCTGCCATGCTCTTAACCTGCCATTTCCCGTGGTTCTCACCTTTCCCAAGGTGGAACCGCACCTGATACCGCTTCATGCTGCACCTCCTTCCTTCCATGCCAGTGCCTCGTTCACCAGCTTGGCAGGCGACGGCGACACCCCGTTCCGGTACTGCCGGAACAGGTACATATTCTCGTTGGTCACCAGCAACCCATCGGGCCTGCCGTTGTGGGCGTCGAAGATCGCGGACTCAACGTGCTTCCGCTTGCCCCAAACCTTCCCGCAGTTCAGTCGGTCCCGCACGATGCGGAACAGCTTGGCTTTGTCCTCGTTCGTCATCGGTCACCTCTTGTGTAATGGGCTCATCAGTGGCAGCGTCACTGCCAGACCCGGGTTGCCCCGGGTTTCGCCCTGTCACTCGTCATCCAAGGCGGGCAGCAAGTCCTCCTTGCCGGTCGCCTCTGCGATGTCGCGGAACCACTCCTGATCCTCGCGGTGCATATCCGGGTATTCGGAGAGCAGGTCCGTGAAGAACCCCTCCTTGCCCTCGTATGGGCTGGAGTAGAAGGACTCCAGACAGAGCCCCTCCACCATTGCCACCTGATATTCCTCGTTGACGAGGAAGACGTTGCCGCTACTGCGGTTGAACGCCAGCTTCACGCCCCTGTCATCGAAGTCCTTCGGCAGCCCGCCGGACTCCCATGCCTTCAGGATTTCCAGCACCATCCGCCTTTCCCGGGGGCACTCGAAAATGTCGGCCATGTTCTCGGTGTAGTTGTCGCTTGCCATCGTTGCGGTCCCCTTGTGTGTGTGAAAAAGAAAAGCCCCGGCGAAATTGCCGGGGCCGTCATCCAACCGATACCAACCAGAGGCTCGTGCCTAACTCCGTTAGGCTGTGCGTGTGAGAGTATTAATCGCCCGGGTTACGGGCTCGTAAATCTCCCGCAGTGCGGCCACGATTTCCCGCTCGTCAATCAACTCGTTGGCAACGTCCGTCAAGTGGTCGTTGTCTTCCCTGAGGTTGGCCTCGTTTCCCCAGAGGGAGCCGAGTTGTTTGTTGATCGTGCCGTCGTGCGATTGAACGGACAGCACAACCCCCACGAAATGCCACTCGTCATTCTTCCACCGCTCAACGTCGGCTTCGTCATACCAGCCCTCGTTTTGCGGGTTGCAGTCGCCGTCGAAGACGAGAGTGGCAACGAGTTGCAACTTGTCGGTGATGTCTGCCTTGATCGTGTCCCCAACGCAAACATACTTGTTGAATTTCCGGTCGAATTTCATGGTCGATCCCTTTCGTGTGTGTCAAAACGTGTGAATGATGGCGTGTGCTACAGCAATCCATCCGACCCACCAGAGGGGGCCAAAAAAGAAAACCCAAAACCCAAAGCTGGCTAAGTTGTAAAACCCGTTTGCCAGCCCATCCCTATAGAACCAGTCGCCAAAAAACCAGACGAACAAGAGGGCCAGAAAAACCACTGATCCCGTGTTCATAAAATCCATGCCCCCTTTCGTGTGTGTAACCAACGATCCCCAATGTCCCCGCTCCGCAGAGCGGGGTGGTTGGATGCCGTCAGTCGATTTCCTTGCCGGTGTGGTCGCAGACCGGGGCCTCGTCATCCTCTGCGGTGCATCCCAGCCCCACCACCCGCCAGCCGCTGTTGTGGTGGGCCTTCACCGCATAGGCGACCACCGCAAACTCTCGCCGCACTGCCTCAAAGGACAGGACTGCACCGTCAGAGGTGATGAAGTAGCAGGCATAGCCACCGGGCCATGCGTATTTCCCAGCCCGCAGGCAGGCTTTCAGGTCAGCCACCGTCTTGATTTCCCGGTGGTGCCGCTTGTAATTCCCCCGGACCTCCACCAGCGACAGCCCCCCATCGACTTTGACCACCCTATTCAGGGTGCCGTCATCGCACACCATGAACTGGTGCGGGAGAGTTTTCTGCGGAATGTTTGGCGTGTGCATCGTCGTGTCTCCAAGTGTGGGCAATCGAACACAGGACGGTTCCGGGGCATCGAACCCCGGACGGTGGCCGAACCACAACCGTCGAATACCAGAGGCTCAGAATCAACTCCGTTGATTACGCATACACGAGCCCGTCATCACCCACATACAAGTCCACGTTGCCGTAGACCTTGGACGCTGCCGTCAGTCGCTTTCCAGCGTCGTGCGGCCAGTCGCCATCCCAAAAGCCCGCCCCGTGGCCGCACCGCGTCAGCCAGAAATCGTGTCCAGCCCGGATCGGATCGGCGGCAATGTCGGCAGCGTTGTCGGCCTGAAAAGCCTTGCAATCCGCGACCAGTTCCGCCAACGTAGCGGGGGCAAAGTCTTCGATGTCATGCGTGTCATCCAGCGGCTTGTCGGTTTCCAAGTCCGTCGAAGACCACAGTGCGGTTTCCAGAAATTGCCGCGTGAATTCGTCCAATTGCTGTGCCATTGAATGGCTCCCGTTGTGAGTGTGTAGCCTCGTCAGTGCCAGCGTTACTGGCAGACCGGGTTGCCCCGGTTTCGGCTTGGTTACTCCCGGCAGATTTCCCCATCGGGGAAGACGGTCGCCCATACAACACCGTCGAAAGCGTTGTATTCCGGCCCGTCGAGATACTGCTCGTCGCAGAATGTGAAAGCCCGCCCGTCGCCGTGATCCATCTGGATCACATAGCGGGTTTCTTTCGTCGCCCTCGCCTCAGTCACCGCGTCACGAACCGCCACGGGATATTCGCCCAGCATGATGGTGCCCCTTGTGTGTGATCGAACCCGAACCCAGAGCGGTTCCCCGGAGTCGAACCGGGGTGTGGCTTCCGTCAGCCAACCGCTGCCATCCAGAGGCTCAAAACCAACTCCGTTGGTTACGCACGGGGGGACTGGTACTTGAACCCGTAGGTGTATGGGTGGCTGTGTGAGCAACCCAGAATCCCGGCCTCGCCGCTCGTCATGTGCGGGCCCGTTGTCAGGTCATCGTTCAGCAGGTAAACGCCCCGCCCCGCTTCGCGGACCAGAATCCGTCGAACGGTCCCCGCGATTCCCATGTGCATACACACTTCGGAATAGGGCATGAGAACCTCATAGGTTTCGCCCGGGAAAACGTCGATCATCTGGTTGTAGTCAGGCACCAGCATGGGTGTGATCCTTCGCGTGAAGAAAAGAAAAGCCCCCCGATGGAACGTCCACCGGGAGGCAGTCGAGTTACCCCATCGACCAATCAGGGGGACGAACGGCCTCGTCAGGCACCGCATTACGGTGCGACCGGGTTTCCCCGGTTTCGGCCTAGCCTCGCAGGCACAGTGCAATCTCGTGGAAGTCAACGTGCCGCACCCGGTAGGCAGGCACTTTCTTCACATGGATGACGTACTCCCGAATGGCCTCGGAAGCCTCGTCAAGGTCCGGGTAGTCGATCCGGTTGAAATCGTCGCAGACCCACTGGAAGATCATCGCCGTGAATCGGTTGGCGAAGCCCCATTCGACGCACAGTTCCTCACGCTCAACCCGCATTTCCGCCTTGAATTCAGCCGTTGTCATGTCAGCACCCTCAGTGTGTGAATCGAACAATCGAACCAGTGCGGTGAACGGGCATCGAACCCGTCAGGCTGCCGATCAGCCACCGCCACCAACCAGAGGCTCAAAGTCAGGTCCCCTGACTCAGCGTGTGTGTGAGGCTCACCGCTCGTCAGCCGCACAGAACCACCCGCAAGCGGCCTCCATGAAATCCAGCCGCCGGTTGGCAATCGCCCCCTCGTCGGTCATTTCCTTCGGAATGACCAGCCCGTCGATGTTGTTGGCGAACTCATATGCGTCCTGAATGTCGGTGAACCATGCCGCCACCAAGAACTCCCCGTTGACGTACTGCTCGACTGTGTGCATGACGTTGCTCCCTGAGTGTGCTGTGCCGCATCGACCACACTGGCCGTTGCCGACAACAACCAGAGGCTCAAAATCCCCTCCGGGGATTCCGGGCGCACACACACACGAAAGACAGCGCACACGCGAGGGCGGGGAAGACAGCGCGGGCCCATGACCGCAAACGCGCAGCCCGTGCAAGGAACCGCGCAAGCAAGGCCAGACCAGACCGCCGGAAGCCGCCGAAAACCGATCATCACCAAGGCCACTGCCAATCATCACCAAAGTGGTGAAGATGGTGAAGGTCAGCCGAAAAACCCCCAGAAATGGGGGAGGTTGGCCCTCGGTTCCAAGGGCCAACCGGGACTGCCACGCCATGCCCATGCCCGGGAATGCCCGTGTGGGGCCGTGGCTGCGGTTCTGCGGGGCTGCGGGCGGTCGCGGCTAGGGGCGGGCGGGCGAAGAATCGCGGGCCTGTGCGGGCTCATGCGGGCCCCGTGAGCCCCCCCCGCGTGTGAGCGTATATCTGTTAGTTCACCCCCTGAAACTTTTCCAACTTTGGGAATGTTGGTTACTTGCCAGTTTCCCGTCACAGTCCTGACCGTTTCCCGTCACGCTCTGACAGAAAGCCGTCATTTCATCCTCTCCAAGAGTTTGCGGAGCGTGGCGGCGCGACCCGGAAGCGAACCCACAATCGCAACGGCAACCGCCTCCTGCTCCTCTTCGGTGAGGGTGGGCTGGAAGTAGAGCGGAGCCAGAGGCAGCGGCTTGTCCTTGTCGCCAAACCTGCACTCATCGGCCATTGCTACTGCCTCTTCCTTCTGATGGGCTGCATAAGCCTCGTACACCGACACATCGTCAGGCGGGCCAATAGTCACGGCCCATGCCACTGGATCATTCACTGGGGTTTCTCCTTTTGGGGCAGTTCTTTGACTAGGGTGCATGGCAGTCTCTCTTGGAGGGCTTTGATGAAGGGGTGATCGTGGAGGGGCACGGGGTCATCGAACGCTGCTAGGAGTGCGGCCCGCTCCTCTGGGGAAATCATGTCTGTGTCCCCATATACAGCGAAGTGAACTAACTCAGCCTGAAACCGCATTATCTGCATGAGTTACGCGGCGGGCAATAGTTACGCGATCAAAGGATTGCCCGCCTCCCTGAGGGTGCTTGTAATCAACGTAGGTTCGTCTTCCCCCTCATGGAGATTCCCCATGCCTTTGCACAGGTCCGCTGCCTATCTCGCTATCAACACTGATGCTGACCGAGAGTCCGGTCGCCGTGGCTATCACGAACGTCGCCGGGTGCTGAAGCAGGACCCTCTTGCCTACAAGGCTTTCAAGGATCAGAAGGCGGCTTACATGAGGCAGTACCGGGCCAATCGCAAGGCCAAGGAAGCGGAGCAAAATCCGCCAGCCGGGACATAAATAGGGCATGGACCCTGCCCGCTTTGCCGTTGACCTGACATACGCGATGGTGTGCTACCTCGCTTTTGTCATTGGTGGCGTTGCGCTCGTAGGTGGGATTGCCGAGCTTGCGTTCCGTTGGAAAGAGTGGCGTGAGCGCAATCAAAAGTAGTTTCGGAGGGCGAGTCTGATGGCAGAGATGATCAGGAAGCTGGTGGGGGCCCTCCCGTACCGCATTCCCGATGATGCTGCCCGCTCTATTCGGCGGGCCAATCTTGAGGGTGCCTTTGGCAGCGGGCTTACGCCGCATCCCGCCAACATCCAGAAAGCGGATGCCCACACCATTGCTGGCACCCAACAGCACATTCAGGACACGAAGGATTACGGTTCGTGGCCGCTGATGCCGTTTGGGGCCACAACGGATGCCGTGGAGAACACTGGAACTGGCAGGGCGGCGCGTTTGGCAAACGACGTTATCTGGGACGATCTCACCCAGAACCATAACTACACGAACAAGCTGAACAACACCCTCACCGGAAGTGCCCCAACGGTGCGGTACAAAGGTTATCTCAGCACTGCCGCAGGGCTGGATAGCCGCGCCCCTGAGGCAATGGGGCACAGCATGGACACGGCAGTCACCCGCACCTCCCCGTGGAGGTTGCTCGACGGGATCACTGGTGACCGGGCCCAGAGCGACCGTGTACTCACCAGAATCAGGGACAGGAACCACCCGGACGGTACGGACGGCATGGGCGACGATGCTGCCGTGTACCACCTAGGCGACCTTGAAAAGGAATGGAAGCGTAAGTGGCTCATGTTCCGAGGGCTAACCCCCGAGAGCTTTGCCAATATGGACGGTGGTCAGGGGTTCGCTTCTGCGATCAACAAGCAGCTTTACCACAATGCTTTCATGGACCCGTACACGGTCGGTCGCGGCATGGACAGGGACGGCTTCAATGTCGGTCAGCATGAAGCAATCCATTCAATCCTTGATGGTGTCAATCCATCCCATAAGTGGCGGCAGTTTCAAGCTCTTCGCCCAGCCGTAACTGACAGGCAGCGGGAGCTTGGCCCCAAATCCGCCTATCTGGGCAGCAACGGGACAGAGTTGAGCAACCTGATGTTTCACCTGAAGCGTCAGACCGAAACGGTCAACCCGGGAATGCGGGACATCGGGCTCAACAAGAACACAGCGGACAACTTCATTGATTACGTCCGGCATTACGAGGCCACGGGTGCCGATCCCATGATCAACCTCCCGGGCCACCGGCAGTTCGACCAGCCCGCCCACGGCTACGACAAGGCAATGGAGAAGCTGCAAGAGATCATTGATGCCGCCGGGAAAGACGGCTTGCATGACATCAAGGACATGAACTTCAAGACTGGTGCCACCAATCCCAGCCTACGAACGGCCCTACTCGCATGACACCTGAAGAAGCACTTCGCCACGCTTACGCCCAAGACATTGCCCGGTTGCCCCCGGAGCAACAGCTTCGATTCAATGCCGAAGCTATGGCGGCTGCCCACGCGGCTGGCAAGCAGCACCCGCAGCTTGATGACTTCAAGTATTACCGGCAGGTGGGCCACCCGAGCTACCAGCCTCAAGATGACGATGAGCGGGCCCTTCAGGATCAGATGCTCAGTGGGTATACCGGGAAGGGCTGGACTCCCGAGCAATCGAAAGCTCTTGGCAGGACCCCGGAGTCCTACGAGTTCTCGCCGGGAGGTCAGTACCTCGACCAGCTTGAGAACCGCAACCGGCTCTATGACTCCATTGCCCCGCAGCAAGCGGACAACAGTTGGCTCCCCAGCGCGGCAGCATGGGCTGGCGGCACTCCAAGCAAGCTGAATGAGGGCTATGCCAAGAATTACGCACAACAGGTAGGCCGGACTCACGCCTACATCCCGGGTTCCGGCCCCGGCACCATGTTCCCCGGCATCCCAGAAGGTGGTGTTCAGGAGCTTTGGAACCCCGAGAACTTCGTTGGCAGCTTCACGACCAAGATGGGTGGAGTGGTTTCGGACGGCATGAGCCAACTTGGGACGGCGATCCTCAGAACTACAGACCCAACTGCGGCTATGGGTAATGCGGCAGTTCGTTCGCAGGGTTCCGACTTCTTCCGCACCAACCCTGTATTGGCCAAGGACAATGGCTGGAGGGGCAATGACGGTCTGATCCAGCAAGGTCAGAATGCTTGGTACGGCTCAGAGGGGATGAGTGCCGGGGATACCTTTCGGGGTGCCATCGGAAACAGAATCCTTCCAGAACACATGAAGGGTCAAGTCCCATATATCCAGCCCTTGATCAACGCGGCTCTCAGTTTCGGCAACGGAATGCTCGACGGCACTGGGTTCGTTGGTTCCCACAAGGCCATTCCCAATGCAGTTCGGGGTGTGGCTGGTGCCGCTGCAAGGACCGGAGTCCCCGGCGTGGCGAAATTTGCCCAGAGTACAGCCGATGACATTGCCAAAAACCTTGTCGCCAATCCCACTGCGGGCGGCAGAATTGCCCACCACATCAAGGACGAGGCGGCTGATGTAACCAACGCAGTTGAGCTAGGTGCTGAGTTACTTGGTGGTGACACCCGCAGCAACAGCAAGTGGGAAGCCGATCAGCAACAGCGTGATAAAACCCGCGACCAATCGTTCAAGGTGCTGGAAAACCTCAACAGCCAGATCGTTCGCCCCCAGACAACTGTAACCAAAATGGGTAACGCAATCGCACCGGCTGGCAATGCTGCCTATGGTGCTGGCAGTTGGTTGCGCGGATTAATCTCCAAGTAACTATTGCCCGCCGCCAGACCCTTGACACAATTCGGTGGTCTTACTTCTTAAATGGAGGCCACCATGTCAGAAGACATTGAGCAAGATTCCATTCCAGTTGAGAATGATGTTCCTGTTGCGGAGCCGCAGCCGGAACAATCCCCACAGGCTGAAGTCGCATACTCGCCGTGGGACGGTTTCAAGCAACTGCCCCAGTTCCAAGGGCAGGATGATCGGGCAATAGCGGCAAGCCTGTATCAGTCGATGCAGCGTGAGCAAGCTGCTTCCCGACAGTTGCAGCAATACGTTTCGATTATGCCGATTGCTCAGGAGTACCTCTCCAAGCGGCCTGACTTTGAGAAATGGATGGCTGCCCAGCAGCAGCAAGCTCAACAGCCCCAGCAGCAGGCTCCCCAGCAAGCTGCCCCTCAGGCCAAGAAGTGGTGGAACCCTCCAGAACTGAAGGATTCCTACAAGCGTTACCTCACCAAGGACGAGAATGGCCGGGATGTAATCCACCCGGACGCTCCGTATGACGCGAAGCTGGCTCTCTCTGAGTGGCAGAACTATCGGGCTGACTTTGCCCAGAAGTTCCTGAGCAATCCCGAGGATGCCCTTGGTCCAATGGTTGCTGAATTGGCTCAAAAACAGGCACAAGAGATCGTTCAGCAACAGCTTGAGTCCCGTGATCGGGAGAGCTTTGTAACCAACTTTGAGAAGGAAAACGCCGATTGGTTGTTCGACCAAAACACAGGTAGCGTTTCACCAGCGGGCTTACTACTCCATAAATATGTTGACGAAGCAATGTCAAAAGGTATTCCGCCCGGTAAGCCCCGGGCTGATTACGCAGTTGAGAAGGTCGAGCTTGAGTTGTTCCGGCAACGGTACGCTCAAGAATCCGCTCCTCCCCAGCCGCAGTATCAGCCCCAGCCGCCGCAAGCGGAGCCAGTGCAGCAGGCCCCAGTGCCCCAAGCACCAGCACCTCAAGACCTTGCCGCCCAGAACATGAACTATCTGCGCCGTGAAGCCAGCCGGAATCCAAGCCGGTCAGCCGGTGCCGCCAACAACGATCCGAGACAGCCGAAGCAGAAACTGACGTTTGAACAAATGTTGGCGGAAAACCTTAATGCCGCCGGTTACATCTGACCAAGGAGAGCCAAATGGCTAATAGCACTGACTGGGCCCGGGTAATTCAGACTACCATCCAGAACTACCTTCGGGAGACTGAACAGACCACGTTCCGTCGCTTCAAGGTCTTCGCCATGCTGGAAGGTTCCGGCAATGTGGTGATGAACAGTGCAGGTCTTAATCTCAACTGGCAGGTCCGTATGCGGAACCAGCCCGTGAGTGGTAACAACGGTGAGACTCCGCGAGTCTTCGCTCGACAGAATCTCTTCTCGACCGCGACCCTCCCGTACCGTGGCTATCAGGTCACGGACTCGATTTTCAAGCGTGAAATGCTCGAAAATCGCGGTCAGGCTGCACTCATCAACGTGGCCGGTGGTATGGCGACCCGACTGGAAGAGTCGATGAGCCAGCACCTCGCAAAGGAAATCTACATCGACGGTAACAAGGCGGGTAACGAACTTCGTTTCCACGGTCTTGAGTCGATGTTCGCGGTCGATGGTACGGTCAGCATCGTTGACGGCACCAAGCGGGCTGCCAACGCTGACGATCCCTTCGGCTGGCCTGCGGACAACTACGCTGGTCTGAACACGGGCCTTGGTGCTGTGGCTGGTTCGCAGCTTGAGGGTTCGTGGCCGAACGGTGTTGCCGACCCGGAATATGACCACTGGTCGCCAATCGTGGTGAACTACACCAGCAAGTATTTCAAGGGAAAGAACTCCGCTGGTGCTGACTCCTTCACATGGCAGGATCAGTGCGTTCAGGCTGTGCGCGAGGGCATTCAACAGGCCAAGCGTAATGATACCAAGGAGAGCCAGATCGACATGGTTGTCCTTGATCGGAAGTTGTACATCGACTACATGAACAAGCTCGACTCCAAGGAGCGGGCCCTCATCAGTAGTAACACGGGCCTGAAGCTGTACGGATTTAAGGACGCATTCCAGCAGGACGGTGTGGACATCACGACCGAATACAGTGTACCTCTGAACACTGGGTACGGTCTGTCCATCGCCAACATGGAACTGTACTGCATGGAAGGGAACCTCCTGACAAGCGAGGGACCATTCTATAATGAGGATACACAGGCGTACAGGTACGTCGTGAGCGTTCTTGGCAACATCAAGCTGAAAAGTCCGCGTAATTTCTTCAAGTTGCAGGCCATTGCCTGATCCCAGCACCCCTAGGAAAGTAGAGCAATCATGCCCATTCTGAATAGCGATCCTTGGTTTGGCCGGGGTCAGACTCTTGGTGTTACTGTCCCCGAACAGGGCGGTGCTGTAACGGGTTCCGTGAAGGTGTTCACCGACACTGATCCCCGGACCAGCAATGCCGGTGTCTTCCTGAGCAATCGTCCTGTCACCTGCGTGGCTGTCCGCAACACCAGTGGGGCTCCCCTGCTCCCCGGCGCGGTGGTCAAGTTCAAGAAGGCTGCCATCCTTGACGAGGTGGACGGTGTGGCTGCGGCGGTTGCTGATGCCCCGCTGGGCGTCGTGGACGAGTACCTGCCGCCGGTTGGTGTCGCCAATGGCGATGTCTTCTGGCTGGTTGTCTCGGGTCCGGCTGCGGTCACGACTGCGGCCACCCTTGCGGCTGGTGCCTTCGTGACGGCGACGGCTGGTGCTGCGGCGACCGGGACGGCTGCCAATGCCATCGGGGTTGTGATCTCGGCCCCTGCCAACGGCAAGGTGCGGACGCTCCTCAACACCGGCTTCGGCCATTCGGCTGCCTAACCGGGAGAATGGCATCCCTAGCAACCATCGCTGGGCGGTTGGCCATTCTGGTTGGTGTGCTGACGATCATTGCTGGCTGGCGGGAAGAGCCCAAAACTCCCCGCCAGCCAGTTCCATTTAAGCCGTATCCGATCAAGGTCCCAACACAAGTCCGGCCCCCAGACCCGATCCCGACTACCCCTAAAACTGTGTCGGTGCTGGCAAAGCCGGACCTGTCCTTCGTTACCAACGTCTGCCCGCCCCTCAGGAAGCCCACTCCGCAGAAGTGCGAGATTCTGACTGACCTCTACTGCCGACTGGAGAACCCTCACTACTGGGCTGATCCAACTGAACCCGGTGATCTGGTGACTTGGGCCCATGAGATGGCCCACGGGGCTTCCAACCGGCTTCACGCCAGCACGATCAAGCACGGCATCTATCTGGGCAATGGCAAGGGAGTAGTTCTCAAGCACCCCAAGGTCACCATCGAAGAGGTAGCCAACTCAGTTCCCAAGGATCAGCGTGGCCCTATCTTCAAGCTCTACATGGTGGAGCAACGCAAAGACTGGAATAAGAGCCCTGCATATCTGTTGGACGAGTGGAATGCCTACATCGTAGGAACGATTGCCCGCCGCCAGTTGGGGTGGGATAAAAGAAAAGAGACAGAAGACTTCGCCAGAGAGATGGAGCGTTACTGTCGGGTGATGCTGGCGGTGGTTCAAAAGCGGGACCCTGAGTACCCGGACCTCCATCACCTCAAGAACTTCATTAACTGGCAATCTGAGCGGTTTGACCAAATAGTCAAAGGGAATGACAAATGAGCCTGACCGACCCACAGAGCCTGATCCTCTTGGTAGGCGTGTTGTTGCTGGCATCCCCGGCGGTGGTAGGAAGTGCAGTCCTGTGGATCAAAAGCCTTCTCTACAAGAACTCCATCCAAGAGGATGCCCAGATCAACACCGTGGTGCAGTTGCTCCAGTTGAAGAACAGGCTGGAGAAAGAGGGCTGCACAGTGGCTTCCGACTCCACCAAAGACCTAGTGTTCGCCCTCGTCTACGGAGAGAAGCCCAAGAAGGACTGAACGATGAGGTGGGCGAAAGGACTATTTGGAGCGGCTCTCGTCCTCTTCGCCCTATACGGGATCAAGAGGTTTGTGGCCCCGCCCCCTGCCCCGCCCCCGAAGATCGTCACCAAGCTCATTGTCGGCAATCAGTTTGAGGTTGAGGTAGTAAGGCTGACAAACCTAGAGCGAACCCGAAGAGGGCTTCAGCCGTTGAAGGTAAACAGCAAGATGATGGCCGACGCCCACCAATGGTCCGTTATTCAATCCAACTCCCGAATGCACCATTCCAAGATGGGGTACGGAGAGAACGTAGCGTGGAATCAGAAGTCCCCCAGCGAAGTAGTCCAAGTCTGGATGAACAGCCGGGGGCACAGAGCAAACATACTAAATGGTCGGTACACCGAGATCGGTGCTGGCTATGCGCGTGGGGCCCGTGGCCCTATGTGGACCCAAGTCTTCAGATAGTCCCTTTCCCCCCGGAGTAACTCCCATGAAGAAGTACATCGTGTTTGCAATCGCCCTCCTGCTTGGCTGTCTGGCCATCCCCGTGGTCGAACCGGCCAAGGCTGGTAGCTGCCATGGCTCCAAGAAGACCCCGGCTGCCCCCGTGGCTGTCGAGGTCGATCAGGAAGTCGTTGTCGGTCCCGGCATCGTCGTGAAGGAAAAGGTCGAGGTCGATGGCCCCGGCAACGTCACCGTCACCGAAGAGGTGGTGGTTGGTGAAGGCGGCGGCAGCGGCCCGGTCGGTGTCCATGCCGCCAAGAAGGCTGCCCGTAAGGTCAAAAGGGCCACCATCGCGGAAGCTAAGGCCGACCGGAAGGCTGCCCGTGCTGCCAAGAAAGAGGCCAATGCAGAGTTTGAGGCCGGTGCTGAAGAGGCTGTCCGCGAGGCTTACAGCAAGTAGTTCGCATCACCCCGGGGGGCCATGCTACCGGCGCATGGTCCCCCGGGGAGCCGGACCCGCCATCTTTTCACAGGAACACCAACCATGCCAATGACACCTGATATGGGGCCCAGCCGCCGCCAGCAGTACCTGCAAGCCCAAGGGCAGTCGCCAGAAGACCGCATCAGGGCATTGATGCAGGGCCTTGGCGGTGAAGTGGCAGGTGCGGCAGATGCGGCAGGCGACTTCATCCAGAACATGCCGTTCAAGATTGGCAATGTGACTCCCGGCCCGCTTCTTGAGCGAGGGCCTTACGTCCCCAAGCCGAATGATGGCCCATACATCCAAGAGATGCAGGCCCCCCCCAAGAAGAACAACAACGGCGGCTACGGCTTTCTCCGACAGGAAACAGACGAGGAGTATGCCCGCCGCAAGGGAAGAGAGAACGGGATCGAATGAGCGACATCATCCGAAAACTCCTCGACTCTCGCCTGCCATCTGATGCGGTGGCTGGGCTGGGGAACTTCCTCACTGGTCAGTCTGTTGGCGACCTGATGGCCCGACAGGACGGTCAGCCAACTGAGGAAGAGAGCCCTCTTGTGAAGCTCCAGAAGATGGCTGCGGGAATCAGACCTGACCCAAGCGCGTCTTCCCTCCAGCTTGATAGGTGAAGCATGGAAGAAGTGGACATCCCAGACGTTCAGCCTGACGGCCCTATAGCAAGTAGCCGTGCCTGTGAGGCGTGTGGCATCGTCAAGCCGCTCGACCGTCGCAGGTGGCCTCTTGTCCCCGGAACCCAGCACACTCTCCAGCCGATCTGCAAAGCCTGCTACAAGCTGGTCAAGCACCGGCAGAAGATTGAGACAACCTCCCGGCGGGCGGCGGAAGCGTTCATGCAGGCCCCGCTTGTCCGCAAGGGCGGCAGCAACATCCCCCACTCCACTGAGTTGCTGGAGTCGATCTACGGACTCTTTGGTGGTGTCAACGGTCTGGCCAACGAACTGGCCCACACCTACCACTCAGCCCCACCGGGCGGGCGTATCCGCACCAGCATTCTGGAGACTGTGGTCAGGCTCACGAACAACGTGGCGGATAGCGGGGCAGTCCAGAAGCCGGTCAGCTTGATGACCGATGACGAGCTAGAGGCACGGCTTGCCCAGAAGATTGCTCTGGCTGCGGAGTCCCAGAAGAATCTGGACTACCTGAACCAGTCCACTGAGGTGGAAATCCCGGCTGGGATGATTCAGGCCAACCAGATTCCCGTGGCCGAGATAGAGCAGGCCATGAACATGAGCCGCCTTGTGGAGGTCCCACATGGCGAACCCTCTTGATAATGTCTCGCAGCACTCCAGACAGGAGATGCTCGACCTACAGAGGGAGTTGGCATCCCGCCAGCTTGAGTCTGTCAGGCTCTATCGACCCAATGCCAACCAGCAACCCTTCCATGACTGCATGGCTTCAGAGCGTGTTGTGCTGGGGGGAAATCGGAGCGGCAAGACTACGGCTGCCATGCTGGAGTTCGCGTGGGCTGTAACCGGGACGCACCCCATTGAAGGGAAGTACCCGAAGGAAAACGGCACAGCGGTGGTTGTGGGGGCCGACTGGCGGCACATCGGGATGGTGTGCGTGAGGGGCTTATTCAAGGCAGGGGCATTTAAGATCATCCAAGACCCCGATACTAAAGAGTGGCGGGCGTATGACCCGGTTGCGGACAAGGCCCGGGAGTCCGAGGCCAAGCCCTCCCCGCCCCTGATTCCGCCCCGGATGATCAAGAACATTAGCTGGGTTCTGAAGTCCGCAGGGTATATGCAGTCCTGCGAGTTGACCAACGGATGGCAAATCTACTTCTTCTCGTCTGAGGGTGATCCTCCACAGGGCTACCGTGCCCATCTTGCTTGGATTGACGAGGACTTGGCTTCCGAAAGCACTTGGCTGGCTGAGTTACAAGCTCGTCTTGCTGACTACAAAGGGCGGCTGGTGTGGTCGGCAACCCCGCACTCCAAGAATGACGCGCTCTTTGGCCTGTGCGAACGGGCTGACAAGGCGGCAGAGGAAGGGCATGACAACCCCAAGAAGTTCGTCCTGCGGTTCCTCGACAACGAACACATCTCCAAGGAAGCCCGTGCCCTAGCTGTGGAACAGTGGGCCGCACAGGGCGAGGAAGTCCTGAGGATGAGAGCGGAGGGTGAGTTCACCTTCGACTCCGTTCTCATGTACGGCAGTTTCAACATGGGAGTCCACGGCTTTTCCCGCAAGGAACTGCCTGACGGCCAGATTCCCGCAGACTGGTGCAGGTATGCGGCCATCGACCCGGGCCATGCCATCTGTGCGGTGATGTTCGCGGCCATCCCACCGTCTGGGGACTTCGTTCTCCTCTATGACGAACTGTACATCCCCAACTGTTCCGCCGTGGTATTTGCCGAGAAGTTCGCCAACAAGCTGGCAGGGCAGCCCCAATTTTACGCCTTTATCATAGATTCGCATGGTGCCCGCCTGACAGACATTGGCGGTGGAAAGTCCCCGGGCCAACAGTACGCGGAGCAGCTTGAGTTACTGGGGGTGCGGTCAAAGGCCACCGGCTCGTCTTTCATGCACGGCAGCGATGACATCATGGCTGGCATAGAGAGCGTCCGTAATGCCATGCACATCCGGTCGAAGGGAACTCCCTACCTCCGGGTCCTTGAAGGTGCCATGCCCAACTTCATCCGAGAGATCAAGCGGTACAAGCGGCAGTCAACAGTGGTGGGTGGTCACAGCATCGTCCTCGACAAGCCGCACCCACGGTCTGTCTCCCACTTAATGGACTGTATGCGTTACCTCATGGCTGCGGAAATGAAGTACCACAAGCCTGAAGCCAAGGCAGAGAAGGCATGGTGGGAAGACTGGATAGCCCGCAGGCGCAAAGCGAGGGGCGAAGATGCCAGCGTGGTGTATCTGACACCTGCGAGTTACACGACACAAACTTACGTCGCGTAACCATTGCCCGCCCACAAGGGACCGATACGCTACTGCCAGTCCCTTTTTACATTGGAGGCAACCATGTATTCGATGCCCGAGGTGGCGGTTGGTGATCAGGTCTTTTGGCATGACGATCCGCTGAATTCTTCTCCACCCAGCTTGGGGTGGTGTATTCAGAAGGGCCGGGAAACCATCTCCGTACTGGTGTTCTCAGAGAACTCCGGTTTCGTTGAGAAGAAGTCGGTTCGTTACAAGGATGATCCGTTCTGGAAAGAGAACGAGATGGCCGGTAACTGGACCCAGTGGGGCTGTTTCACGCTGCATCCGCACACCGAAACCCTCAAGGAAATCCGTGGCTTCTTGACAAAGCTCAAGATGGCCGAGGCCCGCACCCCTGTGGAGGAGCCTGTTCGCCGTGGCCCCGGTCGCCCGCCCAAGGTGGAAGTGGAGGTGGCCGAATGAGTCGCCTTCTTACGGCTTTCACGATGTGTTTGATCTTGACGGGGGTGGCTCACGCAAAGCCCCGTCGCCAGTACCAGCAAGGTCAGCCGGTCCAGAACATGGTCAGGGCGGCTACCAACACCGCTCAGGGTGTGGCTGAAGCCTGTGCCCGCATGGGGCGGCTCCAGCACCTTGGTGGTAACTCTGGCCCAGAGGGGTTGGGCATGGGCTCTTCTCCTGACGCTGCCTACCGGAACTGTTGCTTTGCCAACAGCGGTATGCCGGACGTTGACGTTGGTTACGCACAAGGCCCAAGCGGTCAGTGGTACTGTTGTCGCAGATACGGGGGGAAGTGATGGACGAGAACCTTGACCCAGACGTTCCGATGGCCGGTGGTGACCCCAGCCAACTGGCTGATCCGCCGCCGGATGTGGTCCCCCAGAGGCAGATGGAAGATGCCCTCAGAAGCATCTCCACCGGCTGGCTCAAGAAGCTGGAGCTTGCCCGCAAGGCAAAGAAGGCTTTCTCCGAGGATGCCCGGGAAGCGATGAACTTCTTCGACGGTGGGGAGAACTTCTTCTGGAAAGAGGGTGCGGCCCCTTACTCCAAGATTTCTCCCCCCAGCTTTCGGATGACTGTGAATCGGGCGTTTGAGGCTGTAAAGCTCATTGGCTCAGTTATCTATGCCCGCAACCCTGTGCGGACGGTTACAGCCAAGAAGTTCCCTGCCGTCCCGCCTGAGGCTGTTGGCATTGATGCAAGCCAGCCGCCTCAGATGGACCCGATGACTGGTCAGCCGATGCTGCCCCCGGAGGTCGAGCAGTACGTTCAGGCCAGCCAACAGATCGGCATGGTCGAGAAGCAGCGGGATGCCTTCTCCGAGATCGTCAGTGCCTATTTGAACTACACCCCCGGCCAGTTGAACTTGAAGGAACACACTCGCAAGGTGGTGGACGAGGGCATCCTCAAGGGGATGGGTGTCTGGTGGACCGAACTGATTGAGATGGGCGGCGAGGACGGCCCGCCGGTTGGGCTCATCGGCTCCTTCCATGATTCCGTGGACAACCTGCTTCTGGACCCGGACGCTGACGAACAGGAAGACATCCTGTGGTGCGCCCGCCGATGCGTTCACCCGATTGCCGAGGTGGCCGAGAAGTACGGCTTGGATCGTGCCGAACTGAAGGGGCACATGGAGAGCTTCGTCGCCCGGTCTATGGAAGAAGACCGTGGCTACAAGATGAAGAAGAAGAACGGCAAGACGAACGACCTGATCGTCTATTGGAAAATCTACTCCAAGACGGGATTCGGTCACACGCTCAAGGGAGCCCCCAAAGAGTTCGCCCAGATGTTCGATGGGCTGGGCCCGAACTGCTATCTGGTGGTGGCAGAGGGTGTGGATTTCCCCCTGAATTGCCCCAAAGAAGTGGCAATGGAGGAGCCTGACGAGACAGGTCTTCCCAACAGCTTGTTCACCCGGACCCGCTGGCCAATCCCGTTTTTTGCGGATCACAACGGGTGGCCGTTCACTCCGCTCCAGTTCCACCGAAAGCCCGGGTCAGTGTGGCCGATCAGTCACATGAAACCGGGTATGCCGGAATTGAAATTCCTGAACTGGGCACTTTCTTTCCTTGCTACCCGGGTGATGATCTCGTCCAAGACTCTGGTGGGCGTGAGCAAGGCGGCTGGAGATGACATCAAGGATCAGTTGCTGCGGCACGAACAGTCCGGCTTCTCCATGCTGGAGTTGTCCGAGACTCTGGGCCGGTCGGTGAATGACATCGTGTCTGTCCTCCAGCTTCCTCAGGTCACGCCTGAGTTATGGCAAATTGTCCAAGCCGTTTCGGAGATGTTCGACAAGCGGGTCGGTTTGACCGAACTCACTTACGGTATGACCAGAAATTCCTATAGGTCAGCCGCAGAAGCGCAGGTGAAGTCGGAACAGATTTCGGTCAGGCCAGACGATATGGCGAACGCGCTGGAGGACGCTATGTCCATGCTGGCCCGCCGTGAAGCTCTGGCAGCCCGTTGGTTACTCCAAGAGCAGGACATCGCTCCTGTGCTTGGCCCCATCGGTGCGTCTGTCTGGAAGAGCCTTCAGGAACAGGTGAGCTTGGGCCAGCTTGCGATGAACTACGACTACCGCATTGAGGCCGGTAGCGCGAGGAAGCCAAACAAAGCTGGGCGGATCGAAGCTCTCCAGATCGCTCTCCAGACGTTGGGCCCAGTCCTCCAGCCCCTTGTAATGCAGGGGATGCCGGGGCCGATGAATGCACTCCTGAGGGATTACTGCGAGGCCATCGACGTTGACTTCGCTCCTTACATGATCCCTGAGCCGCCGCCACCTCAACCCCCCCAGCCGCCCGCTGGACCAGCCGATGCCGCCTCCCCGGCCCCGGCGGGCGGCGGGGAGGTTCCGCCCCCTGAGCCCATTCCCCCGGAGATGCAGCCGTGATCGAACTTCCGTTTGAGATCAAGAACGCACCCAAGCACGTTCAGGACCACTACAAGAAGGTCTTGGCTATGGGTTACGGGGAGCGTTGGGCCTTGATGACGGCTCTTCAGCAACCCCCGGGCACCCAAGGCACCGACCGGGCCTTCATGCAGGGACGGCTCGACGGTAACTGGATGGACGGGCTGCCGCCCCGAATGGCCAAGAAGATGGCCCGTGAAGCCAAGGCGGCTGGGATCAACGTGAGCGGAAAGTATTACTTGGGCGGGCTTGCAGACAAGCGTGGGCACATGGACCCCAGTGCTTGGGTGGACTCTGTGTCCGACATCAAGCGAGTAGCCAAGGCCCGCAACCTCAACGTGAGTGGCATCTGTAACGTCGAGGGCCATGAGGTCGAGCCGGTTCGTGCCGCCCTCAACCCCAAGATTGTGAACAAGCTGGCCAAGCAAGCGATGGCAAGTGACCCCAAGCTGACCCGCCAAGAGGCTGTCCGGCAGGTGAAGGAAAAGCACTCACCAGCATGGAAGCGGAGCAAGTAGCGGTTCAGTTTCGGCTGGCCGGGACATAAATAGTGCAGGAGACTCTGCATGGCCGACTGTTCCCCAGCCATTCCCTGCCACACGCCTAGCACCCAATCCAACTGCGCTTCCGATGAGCGGGGCTACTGGAAGATCAGGGTACGCCAAGATACGGCTGAAAACTGGGCCAAGAACGACCCAATCCTTGCCTCTGGTGAGATGGGTTACGTCATTGGTGCCACCTCTGGCCCCAACCTCAAGATCGGTGACGGTTGGCTGAAGTGGTCCCAGCTTCCGTGGCTGGTAGACGGTCAGGGTGGTGGTGGCGGTGGCGTTGCCAGTGGCAACATCGACTCCACGGGGTTCACGTTTGGCAACCCGCCTTACACGGGGGGGCCTGACTACATTGCCCCCAACTCCATTGCGGCCTACCCCAGCACCAACTACCCGATTCAGGACTACGTTGCCCGCTTAGAAGCCGCCCTGAAGAGCGGCCAGATAGCCAACTCTGGTAGCAACACCTCGCTGTGGAAGCTGAATGTCGGCTCTAGCACCACGATTGGTGGTGTACTCAGCGTGTCCGGCGGGATCAAGTATGGCGGCACCATTAGCCCCTTGAGGGCTGACGGGGAGCCGGAATACTTCGGCGGCTTTGAACTGCCCCCGCCAACCTCCGATGGCTTCCTCCGCTCTGATGCGGATGACGAGAACTGGTACTTCTCTGAGCCAGTGATTGTCTCCGACACCCAGCCGCCAGACCCCAAGGTTAAGGGCACTCTCTGGGTAATGCCGAACGGTGACTCTGGCGTCACCACCAACCTGCCGTTCAGCAACACGAACCCGCCGATCTATGCCAGTGCCCCGGTGGCTGAACAGCCCAACGGCCTTCCCATCGGCCTGTCGGCTGACGGCCAAGAGATTCACCAGCCCTACATGGTTGGTGGTGTCCCGGTAATGGTCAACGGCAAGCGGTACTTGTTCCCGCTGATCGAAGCACCGGCCGCTCCACCCGGAGCAGACCCCACTCCGCTGTTTACCTACAACGACGCCCCGATCACCCAGCAACTTGATGGCACGATCATCGGCCTGTCAGCAGACGGCATGGAGCTTACCCAGCCCTACATGGTGGGCGGCATCTATGTGATGGTCGGCGGCAAGAGATTCCTAGTCCCAGTAATCGAAGAGTAACCCATGCCATCCCCAGCCAGACCGGCCCCGATCAAGGTTTACCCGGACTCAGCCCGTTTCACCAACGGGATCGTGGGGGTCTACACCGACCTTGAAGTAGATGCCCTGATTGCAAATCTGCCAGCAGGAGGCGGCGAACCCGCCATCACTGTCCACGCTGGGTCGCCCCCTGTGCCGCTCTCCGGTGACCCAACCCCGCAAGAGCTAGAAGACTCTTTTGCGGTCCTGTCCAATGGATTGCATTACTACCCAGACAACGGCTCTCTTGTTGCTGTCTTGCGTGGAGAATATCAGACAACCATTACGATCACTGGTGCCGTCAAGTCGGTTGCCCAGATCGTCAAGTCTTCGGCGGGCCTGCCCACCCCCGAAAACCCGTCAATGATTGTCACGCAGAATGCTGACGGGAAGTGGTTTAGGGTCAAGGGCGACAGGCTGGATCAGCCGTTTGGCGACCCGGAGATCGTTGACATCTTCAAGCTGGTCGGTAGCGGTGGCACGGTTGACCTGTCCAGCTACTACACCAAGCCAGAGGTGGATGCCAAGGTCGCAGTTCTTCAGCAAGGCGTGGACGATGCCAACCTTGGGGTGCAGAGCGTTGCCGACCAAATCCCTTTCGTCGCGGAACAGATCGGCATCCAGACTGAAGCCAAGCTGGCACTCAAGGCCGACCAGACCACGGTGGCAACTCTTAGCACCACCCTGATGAACTCCATCATGGAGGTAAACGGGCTCGTTGCTGGCAAGGCCGATCAGTCTGAGTTTGCTGCCTTTCAAGGCCAGTACGGCACATTGGAGTCTGAGTTCAGAGAGTATTTCCGGCTCCTGAATCAGGGGTTTGAAACGGTTGTCCAGAAAGATGACGTTTACACCAAGTCCGAAGTCGATGCCAAGCTGGAAGCCGACAAGGACTTTTCCATTGCCAACGACAATGTGCTTCTGGGTCAGATCACCTCTCTCCAAGAGATCGTGTCCAATCTGGGCACTGACATCGGAACTGGCCAGATCGACGTTCTGGATGCCATTCGGGACGTTGAGATTGAACCCTCCATGGTGTCGCTGACAGGGGATGCCAACTCCCCGATTGCATGGAAGGGCGGCTTATCTCTGACTCCGGCCAAAGAAGGTGACCACTGGCGACTGAATTGGAATGACGGCAAGGCCATTCACACCCTTGTTCATGGCGACGAGTTCACTTCAGCCAACATCATTGCCGCGCTGGTTAGCCAAGACGTTTCAGTGTCGAATCTTCAGGCCGGGGGTTTTGATCTCAACGAACTGGGCATGGGTGCTGCCGGTGACCGGCTCATCACTCAGGTGGCTGGCGGGCCCGAGAACACGGTCGCCTACCTGTCTGACCTGTCTGGCTATGCCCCGATCTCCACGACCACGCTCATCACAACCCAGCTTCAAGCAGTCTTCGACAGCATCTACACGCGGCCTGAATCCGATGATCGGTATGCTGCCAAGTCGGACAACACCCAGAACCTTCTCGCCAAGACCGTTGTGGCTCAGGCGGTTGGGTTTGGTGACTCGGCTCTACCTCCTGTCGCTCTGGCCTACACAGACAGCGGAGAGGGATACGGTGAGCGTCTTGTCCTCACCATGGGGCTGACGAACGAATACCTCGTCTACAAGTCCGACCTTGATACCCTCTTCCCGGCTATCGACACCAGCCAGTTCTCTACAACTGTCACGGTCGCTGCACTCGACGCCCGCATTAATACCCTTGAGTCCACAAGGGCAACCACGACAACCACTGCGGCCCTCGACACCCGGATCAAGAGCCTTGAGTCCAAGTCGGCGGCGACGAGCAACATCAACGACGCATCCAACGCCGCACTCAAGAAGTCCATCCTTGATGCCGTGGCCTTGATGCTTGCCGGTGGAACGAAACAACCCCCTGCGGACATTGGCTGGACAGCTTGCCGTAATTTCGGCAGCGGAGATCACCCAACCGCACAGGCCCGAATGATTGGTGGTGTGATTGAGTTGCGAGGCACCCTCTCATACCCAAGCGGCACGACGGGCGATCAGTCGTTTTGCCGACTTCCTGTGGGTTTCCCCTTTGCCGAACTCAATACCAGTGTCCCCGCCGCCGCAAGGGTCACTTCCGGCAGTGTGGCAGTTGCGGCCTATGTCACATTTAGTTCACTCAGTGCCAACTTAGGCTTCGACACAGCATCCAGAGCCAACGACATTTTCCTCACCGGCATCAAGGTAAAGGCGGCTTACTAATGACAAGGCCATCCCTCTTCCCCAACGTCTTTCCCTCTGGCAATACCAGTGCCCCGTCCGTAGATGCCTACACGAAGGGCGAAACAGACTTCAAGTATGCCACCACAACCGCACTTGAAGCCACGCAGCAAATTGTCGCCGCAACGTATGCGGAGAAGACCAAGACCTACACGAAGACTGAGTGCGACGGCAAGTTCCTCACACTTGTGGACGTTGGCCAGTTCGCTTACAGGGCTGACGTTTACACCCAGAAGCAGGCCGATGACCGCTTCATGCGGATCGACCAAGCGTTTTCAAAGGCCGACTTTGATAACCAAATGGCCTTGATGCTGTACTCCCGCAAGCAGGTCGATGACAAGCTGGCTGTAATCAGCCCGATTGCCTCGCCGTCGATCAACGACCCAGCCTTGGCCGCTTTCAAGAAGTCTGTGCTGGACGAGGTGAAGCTGATGCTGGTAGGTGGCACCAAGGCACCACCGGCAGACATTGACTGGACACCGATCATCCGAATGGAAGGCACGAAGGAAACGACCTCAACGCAGATTCAAGCCCGAATGCTTGGCGGGTTCATTGAGTTGAAGGGCACACTGACGTTCGTCACTGCCATTAACGAGTGGGTGCCGCTCCGAATGCCTCCTCAGTTCCCGCTTGCAGAACTTGAGGCCATGTACCCTCTGGCGATTCGGAATAAAGGCACTGCCGTCACCTACGGATTCTGCACTGTTCACAACACCAACCGCGACATCAAGGTGAGCCCCGGCCTGAACTCTAACGAATGCAACTTCTCTGGCATTCGATGGAAGGCAGCTTACTGACAATGCAAAACAGAAAAGCATTCACCCTCGTTGAGTTGCTGGTGGTCATTGCCATCATCGGCACCCTCGTTGGCTTGCTCCTCCCGGCCATCCAAGCCGCCCGTGAGTCGGCCCGTAGAACTACCTGCACCAACAACCTCAAGCAGTTGGCGTTGGCCTGCCTAAGCCATGAGTCTGCCCTTAAGACATTTCCCCGTGGCACCAAGTGCTATGACGGCAGCTATGCCAATCTGGCGAGGAGGAGTCCGGTGATAGACGGGGATTTGTGCTGGCATCACGATCATGGCTTTTTGAGCTACGTCCTGCCCTACATTGAGTCAGAGGCCACCATCAAGAGGTTTGATCAGGACAAGAACTTCACCAACGAGGCCAACAAAGAGGCCCGCAGGGGAATGCTTGCCTTGTCATTCATGGCCTGCCCCTCTGACATCGGGCTCCAGAAGAACGAATGGGACTTGGATCGCTGGGCTAGGGTTCGCATGAACTACGTCTGCAACTACGGCAACACCAACTACGGTCAGGCCACCAAGTCCGGCGTTGCCCACGGCGGTGCCCCTTTCACTATGGTGGTGGGAGTCAAGCCCGCACAGGTCACAGACGGCCTCTCCAAGACGATGTTGCTGTCCGAAACAACTGTCACAGGCCCAGAGGACTCATGGCAGGGGCCACCTTCTGATGTCTCTTTTGCAAACGGCGGGCAAACATACACCTCATGGCTCACTCCTAACAGCACTGCCTGCGAGGAAACTGTTAGGTATCCGACTGCCCTGAACGGCAGGCCAGCCGGATGTACTACGCTATCGCAGGGGGATTGGGAGTTGCAGGTGCTGTCAGCCCGCTCCAAGCATCCGGCTGGTGTGGTGATAGCGAACTGTGATGGGGCCACCCGGCTCGTTGCCAATCAAGTTGACCTTGCCGTCTGGCGGTCTGCCAGCACTGCCAAGGGCGGCGAAACACTGGTACTGGAATAAGACTATGGCAAACATCGCTTACTGGGATGGTGGTGAGTGGAAGATCATTGCCACTGGCAGTGGTGGTGGCGGCAGCAACATTCCCGGCCCCCAAGGGCCCAAGGGAGATAAAGGCGACCGTGGAGATGACGGCAAGTCCATCTCTGTAAGTAAACAACCTTCCCAGCCTGCAACCGCAGAACTGGGCGACGTTTGGATTAAAGATTAACCCCTAGAGAAAGGTGAGCGGAGATGGCACAGAACGCATATATCTATGACGGCACACGCTGGGTCAGCATTGTCGGCCCCGAAGGTCCTGAAGGTCCTCAGGGCCTCAAGGGCGACCCGGGCGATGACGGCAAAGACGGCAGTGGCGTAACGATCAAGGGCACGGCCACCGTCTACCCGCCGTCCGCCACCCCGGCTACGGGTGATATGTACATCGTTGACGATCCGGTTCCGGGTGGTTTCCCTCCCGGCACTCAACCCGGCTCCGGTCTGGTGTGGACGGGCACTGCATGGGAAGACGTTGGCCCCATCCGTGGCCCCAAGGGCGAACGTGGCGATAAGGGCGATGCCGGTAATGACGGTGCCGATGGTGCCGATGGTGCCCCCGGCGTGGACGGTCAGGCCGGTGAGGATGGCAAATCCATCAAGGTCAGTGTCCAGAACTCCCAGCCAGCCACGGCTGCGGCGGGCGATGTCTGGGTGGACCCCTGAGCGAGGGGGTTCCTAACAAACCCCAAGAATCAGGGGGGTACGCTGGTGGAAATGCCACCGCCCCCCTTGGAGGAAGAGCAATGAGAGATTGGTCGCCATCAAGCCCAAAAGTTCATGTTACCGCAGAGCAACTCCGTGAGATGCACCATGATCGCCGGATGTCCCAGAGGGAGATGGCAGCCCAGCTTGGGTGTGGCCAGTCGCAGGTTCAGAGGCTGATGAAGAAGCATGGCATCGAAGCACTTCCAATGCACCGCCCTGAGAGAAACGCCAAGATCGCAGCCAAACGGAAAGACCAGTTCACCCCCATGCAGGCCAAGTGGTCTGGTCGCTCCTGCCTCAAGGTCACCGTGGACGGCAAGCGAGTTCAGGCCCACCGTGCTATGGCAGAAACGATTCTTGGCCGAAAGCTCACAGCGGACGAGACAGTTCACCACTGCGACAACGACCAAAAAAACAACAGCCCAGACAACCTCTGGGTGTTTCCAACCAAGGCAGATCACACCCGATACCACCGCACCGGAGAAGTCGCCATCGGCACCATGCCGCTGGGCGAGTTCGTCATGCGTGGCCCACAACCAGTCAGCACTAACAAGGTGGCATAGTGGCTAAAGACGTTCAAGTTTATGACGGCGCAACTTGGCACTCTATCAAAGGCCCTAAGGGCGATGATGGAGCCAAGGGCGATGCTGGTGTGCCGGGACCCACGGCTGTTTCCCTAGATGCCAACAATGCCTCTCGCCTTGGCACAGACGGCTTGATCTATACCCCTACTGTTGTTGGGGGTAGCGGCACGGTTACTAAAGTAAGTGTTGTCTCAGCCAATGGCGTTAGCGGCACTGTTGACACGGATGCCACCACCCCTGCCATTACGATTTCCCTTGGGGCCATTACTCCCACTTCTGTTACGCTCGGTAATGCAACTGACTACCACTTAATATCCGCCCCTGCCGCCGGACAACTGCGGATTACCTCAGGCATGGGTGGGGCGTCTAGGGCAGTCTTTTTCAGCGACCATGCCACCAACAATGTTTCACTCGGCTTGGCTGCGTCAACAATTACCATTGGAGACAACAACTACCCCACAACTCGCGGCACGAACGGGCAGGTTCTTACGGCCTATGCCAACGGGAAACTGGCTTGGACAACCCCAGCATCCCCCCCGCTACCGGCTTCCACCGCTCCGCTTGCACTTGCAGCTACTGCTGACACGGGCTCTCTGTCTACCTATTCCCGCGCCGATCACGTTCACCCGCTCCCCACCGCTGCCCAAGTTGGTGCCCTGACTCAAACTCAGGGGGATGCTCGTTATGTGGAGATGGCGGGGGACACGATGACGGGTCAGCTAATCGTCAGGCCAAGTGCCGCAGTGGACGCGAAGGGTGGCGTCAGCGTTGTCGGCACCGGATCCGGTGGCATGGCGGCGTCAAGCCTTTTCACCTACAGCGACACGCCAATCAGCGGAAGCACCATCCGGCTGCGTCGGTGGAGGGGAGCCGAAAGTTCGCCACAAATGGTAAAGGCGGGCGACAGGCTCGGCGCCATTGCTTTTCAAGGCGGCGGCGTCGGGTACGGCAGCCTCATCGTCTCCGCTGTGACTGACCAGATGGCAGGCGACACCGACGGTGATTCGTCTTGGGAATTCACTGTTCAGGGGCGCAACACACAGTCTTCGATTTTCCGGCTCACGAGCAAAACAGGATGCTACATTCCCTTAGGCTCCGCTGAATGCTTTTTTGGGTTCAACTGGTCAACGCCCACCCATCAGCTAGAGGTCGGCGGCGACACAATGCTACGCGGCCCGCTGGAAGTCGTGGGCAACATCACCTCCAGCGGCACGGCTCACGCCTTCGCAAACGGGTCGATCCCCAGCCCCGCCGTGATCGGCGGCTCTGCCAGCACCCCGACCGCCGGAACCGCTGCGGCGGCTGGCTCAATGCGGTGGGATGAAAACTTCCTCTACATCCGTACCGGAACCGCTTGGAAGAAATTAGCCCTTACAGCCCTATAGGAGTTCGCCATGTCTGACGAAATCGACCAGGAAGCCGCCGACCGTGCCGCCATGCTTGAAGACATGAAGAAGCGGCGAGAAGAAGAAGCAACGATCGCAGCCGAGCAAGATGCGGCACTGGCTGCGGTCAAGGCCGAGTGTGCGAAGGCACGGAGCATTGCGGTTGAAACAGAGGAGTAATCATGGCCTTCGTGCCCAGTACATGCGACTACCAGCCCGCCACTTCCCCATTCAGGATGGTGAGCCGCCCTGCTATGGAGTGGGCTACGGCCAACCCTGTGCTGGGACTAGGCGAGTGTGCCCACGAGACTGATACAGGCCGGTTCAAGGTTGGGGATGGCAAGACCCCCTACAAGAACTTGGCCTATCAGATGAGCATTGGTGTGCCGGGTGAGCCCGGTCCCCAAGGCGTGGCGGGTCCTTTTGGTCCACCGGGTCCTCGCGGCGAACGTGGTGAGCAAGGCTCTGTTGGTGCAGCCGGTCCAGCCACCGTGTTGTCTATCGGCACTGTTGCCAGCGGCCCGATCACCAGCGTGACCCTGACGGGAGAAGCCCCCAGCCAGAAGCTGAACTTCGTAATCCCCCGAGGTGACACCGGGCTACCCGGGGCCACCAACTCCCTGAAGATCGGCACGGTGGTGGCCGGGGTAAACGCTGCCGCCACCATCACCGGAAATGCCCCCGACCAGACTATTAGCCTTGTTCTTCCTAGAGGAGAGAAGGGTGAAGCCGGAAGCCCCGGGAGTCAGGGAATTAAGGGCGATAAAGGCGACACTGGACCCAAAGGCGACATCGGAGCCAGTGCTGTCATCAAGGGAACAGCCTCGTCCTTTCCCCCTGTCCCAACCCCAGCGGTCAATGACCTGTACATCTTGGGCACGACTGGCTCTCTGACGGGTGCCCCTTCCTCAAGCATTGGCCCTGCGTCTGTTGGTGACGGTGTTCTGTGGACGGGCTCTAGCTGGGTGAACGTAGGTCCGCTTCGTGGACCGGCTGGAGTTCAAGGCGACGTTGGACCCACCGGCCCTGTTGGGTTACCCGGCCCGCCCACCACACTGGCTATCGGCACTGTTTCTAGTGGCCCAATCGCACAAGCCGCACTGACAGGCATTTCCCCCAACCAGACCTTGAGTCTTGTATTGCCTAAGGGCGACACTGGAAGCCAAGGCGTAAAGGGAGATGTGGGTCCTGTAGGTCCGGCTGGCCCGCCCAATACCCTGACTGTTGGCACCGTCACTTCCGGCACGGCTGGCTCTGATCCGCTTGTCACGCTCACTGGCGTGGCCCCTGCCCAGACCATCAGCTTCCGCTTTCCCGCTCCTGCCGAGCCCGCCGTCAACAGCCTGACCATCGGCACGATCACCACCGGGGCTGCCAGTGCCACCATCACCGGGACTCCCCCAAACCAAGTCTTGAATCTCGTTCTTCCTAATCCTCAGGTTACTCAGACCACTTCGTTCACCCTGAACCCAGTGGCCACGGCTGCATTTGCTGGAGAGCAGGCGACCTTTACCGCCAATGCCCAGTCCACGGAAGGCCCGATTGTCTTCAAGTGGCAGGTATCTACTGACAACGGGGCTACGTTCACTGACATCGCCGGGGCTGGCACAAACACCTACACGTTTACTCCTGTGCTTGCGGACAATGGCAAGCGGTATCGGTGCGTGGCTGGCACTCCCACCCTTGGGCAGACCAACAGCCTGATTGCTGCCTTGACTGTGACCAATAGGCCCATCCCTGACGGCTCATCGTGGATTGCCGGGGGAAGCACCGGGAGTTCCCAAGGGATCAACTTCTCCAATGGGCTGTTTATCACAGGCTCTGGGGCATGGTCCGTGGATGGTGCGGCTTGGACTCCCAGCGGTGTTGCCATTGCCAGCCGCCCTGTCTTTGGGAACGGCACTTGGGTGGCAGCCTCCTCTCTCACGGCGATAACGAACCCTTACTTCACCAGTTCAGATGGCAAGAACTGGGTCAGCCGCACAAGGCCATTCGCAAACACCAATGACACGGGCGGCGTCACCTTTGGATTTGGCTTTGGCAGGTTCGTGGCGTTCTGGTCAACGACCACCAACTACTACGTTGGGACAGCACTGACGGCAGTGAGGGTCATCCGTGCCGCCCACAGCACTGACGGCATAAACTGGACTGCCTGCCCTGCCATCACGGGAATGATTACTGCCAGCAACCCAGCAAACACCTCAACCACGGGCTTCACTGCCGCACAGGTTGCCGCCACGTTCTCCTCCATCACCTCCGTTGCCACCGGCAGCGGAAACAGCCCACTCATGGTAGCCACGGGACTGATCCCAGCCGGTGCCACCAACCAGTATCTGGCAAGTGCGGACGGAATAACTTGGGTTCTCAAGACTTTCCCGGCAGCGATTGTTGCCCAAGGCGTGGCGTTTGGCGGCACCAACTTTGCAGTAGTGGGTACTGGGAATGTGGCTTTCTATACACCCACCCCGGCTGCGGCACTGACCACTGCCACGATTGCCTTCGCTCAGACCACCATGCCAACCTCCGCAAGCTGGTCAGCGGTGACCTACGGCAATGGCAAGTTCGTAGCGGTGGCCAGCACCTCGTCTACGGCAGCCAACTCTGCCAACGGGATTACATGGGCTCAACAGTCCCTGCCATCTAGCTCTAGCTGGAATGGCGTGGCTTTTGGCAATAACAGTTTCATTGCCATCGGGGCAGGCACGGCCATCAGCAGCTAAGGGGATTTCATGTATACGGCCTTAGAAGCAGTGCAGTACCTGATGGACTCCGTGGGCGGCGGGGCTCAGGACCAAGAGCATCGTGTACTTCGCCAGTCTGTATTCCATGCCTACCGCGACCTGATTGCCGTCAGGGATTGGCGGTGGTATCAGGCTGAAGAGGAGATTCACCTCTGCGGCCAGAACACCATCTCCCGCCATGCCTTGCCGTGGGGAGTCCAGTCCGTAGATGCCTTCATGCTTCCGCAGACGGGGATCGTGGCAGAGTATCTCAGGCCGACCGAGTGGGGCCGACTGATCCAATCCGAGTTCCGGGGATTCACCCGGATCGCTTGGACCATCCTGCCTTCGATCTTGGTGCCGGACAGGTTCGATCTGTGCATCTACAACGGCTGGGCCAGTGACACCTGCGTGACTGTCAGCTACCGCCGCCGACCGAGGGACCTCCGCTACACCGGCTGGGAGCCCCAGACCCGGGGCGGCACGATCTCTTGGAATGGAGTGGATGTGGTAGGTGATGACACCACTTTCACTAACCTGATGGTGGGCTCAGTCCTCCGAGTCAGCGCAGACCCCAAGCGACACCCTGAGCCCTTGACCGGCATGAATGCCTACTCAGACGAGGGCCTGATCTACGGGGTGAACAACGGAGTTTCACTCTATGCCCGCAGTCCAGCGGGGTTAATGAAGTACCCGGCGGGCACCAAGTACGTCATCACCGACTACCTTGATCTGTCGCCCGGGATGTACACGGCCTTGTTGTCAGGTGCAGAAGTCTGGCTGGCTAGGCTGATGGGTAAAAACATTGAAGGAGCAACAGGCATCTACGGCCGTGATCTCCGAATGGCCTTTGAGTCTGATGCTGTGGCCCCTCTCTCTGGAAGAAGGGATAACGGAGGGACTGGTGCCGGGGGTGGTTACACCGCCCTTTGGTATCTCCGACCGGGAGTGGATCAGGGTGTGCCTAACCGGCCCTTTGGTGGCCCCAATGCTTCTGGAACCTGCCCCGTGCCCGCTGATGTGTTTGGCGGTAACGCCGACACTGTATACGACTCTTGCGGGAATCCCATCCAGTGAAGATCAATCAATTCAAGGGCTGGGTCCCGGCTTTCTCCCGCTACCTTCTCCCGCCGGGTGGGGCTGTTGAGCAAGTCAACATGACCTGCCTGACCCCCGGCCAACTCACTGTTCGGGGCGGCTCCAAGAAGATCGCCAACACCCCCGACCGTCTTATTGAAATGTGGGGCTATTCGGTTGGCTCAGGCCAGACCGACAAAATCCTTGGCCAAGACGATGACGGGAACATTGTCGAGGTCAGCGGCATAGGCGGCACGGCTACCAACAGCATCATCTACAAGGGGCAGTTCTCCGGTCAGCACCCTGTCTCGTTTGCTCAAGGCAGGCGAGGGGAAGTCTACGTCTATCAAGGCTATGGCAAGCGAGGGCTGGTCCGCACCTCCGATGGCAAGGTACGGCCAGTTGGGCTGGATGCCCCCAAGACCAAGCCGACCATCGTTATCGACTCCACTCAGTCCTACTACATCGCCCGCATCGACATCATTGACTCTGGCAATGGGTACAACATCCCGCCCTCTGTCTACATTGGAGAGCCCGGTGTTGGGGGCAGGCAGGCCAAGGCAATCAGCCGCATTGCCGATGCCCAAGTCTCTGAGATAGAGGTCACAGACGGTGGGTCTGGCTACACGAAAGCCCCCTGCGTCAAGCTCACTGACACCCCCAATGGCCCAGCTACGGGGACAGGGGCGGCTGCGGCAATAGAGCTAGAGACTGGTGCGGCCAAGGGTGACCCAGAGACAGGAATCGTGTACTGGGAGATTTCGCAGCTACCGACATGGTTCTGGCTCTGCCTTAATGAGTATGCCCGGGAAGGCAAGGGCATCATCGTGCCTGCCGTAGGTGGCTCTGGGACTGGTGCTAAGGCCATCTTCTGGATTGACGGCCTCTACGACGGCAACTGCTACAAGCAAAACTCTGATGGCACTGACCTCGACGGCTTTGGGGTGCGGGTTCAGGTCTACGACTTTGGGCAGGGCTATAAGCCAGACGATGTGGTGAAGGCAACGATCAAGACAGCCAGTGCGTTTCAGGCCGGGGCTGGGTTTAATGGCCCCCGCTGCGACCTGCCGCCGCAGCAGTGCCAAGTGGTTGCCGAAGGGATCACGCTCTACAACGCCAAGGCCCCAGACAAGCTCACTATTATCGACGCCAGCCCCTACAAGCAAAGAAAGATCAAGACAACCGTAACCAAGGGCGGCTCTGGCTACCTCACCCCGCCCATCTTCCAGACCGAAGACGGCGACATAATCAACACCGAGGTGGACTGCGAGGGGCGGGTCACCAAGCTCAAGCTGGCCCAGCCCAACAAGCTCTATCTGTTTCCCCCCAAGCTGATAGACACCAGCGGAGATGTGGGTGGGGCTACGGCACTGGCTATCGTCCGGCCTAACTTCCGTGGCAAATACCAGTGCTTCTACAGATTTGTGGACGAGAGCCTGACCAAAGAGCAAGGCGGGCCGCTCTATTCAGACCTGTCCCCGGTCAACGAAGTGGATTGCGGCGACTGTGCCAAGCAGATTGCTTGGAGCAACATCCCCTCCGCTGCACAGGCCACTCATGTGGAGCTATGGCGATCCACCAGCAATCAGGCCATCACGCTCTTCCGGGTGGCCAAGCTGCCCATTGGATCGGACTCATTCACCGACACGCTTTCGGACTATGACCTGACGAATGCCGACCGAGCAGACTTTGAAGGTATGCCGATCCTGCTTTCGGACGGCAGGCTCAACGCCAATCGCTTTGGTGTGGCACCGACAGACATGGCTGTTGGGGTGGTTTTTCAGGACCGCACGTTCGTAGGTGTAGACACCACGGGAAAGCGGCCCAACACCCTCATGTACTCCGAGGCCGACCAGCCCGAGGCCATTCCCGAAGTCAATGAGCTAGTCCTTCAGACCAACCTGAGAGACACGGACTACATCACGGCCCTTATCCCATATGCGGGAGCCCTGATGGTGATGCAGTCCCGGCATTGCCACAGACTGAACTTCGTCAAACGGCCCGAACTGGATGCAACATCCTCGCTGGTGGCCTACCGTGGCTGCCTGAATCAGAGGTGCTGGGACATCTGGCTTGGGACGGCATACGTTCTGGACGATTGCGGGATTTACACGCTTGATCCGCAGGGGCAGGTCGAAGACTTGTCGGCTGCCATCTCCACGCTGTTCAGAAGCAACACCGACCCGGGCCAGCCGACCATCGACTTTGCCAAAAGGGAGTGGTTCTTCCTCAGGGCTGACAAGGATCAGGGGGTTATCCGTATCCATGTCAGCTTCACTGGGGACGAAGGCACGTTCCCAACTAGGCAGATTGTCTATGACCCAGACTCCAAGTCTTTTTGGCTGGAGCAATACCCATATACGTTCTCGTCTGCCACTCAGGTCAGGACAAGCGACGGCTCACTCCAGACCGTCACTGCAAGCGAAGAGTACCTCCATGTCTTCTCTACCGGCCTGACCGATGACGGCATCCCCATTGATTACTCATTCCGCACTGGCAACCTCTCCTACGAAACGGACGAGACATCCAAGACCGGGGCACAGCAAGGGAGCCGAAACATCTCAGTGGTCTACCGCCCAACAGGCTCGACCTCCGTGCTGAAGCTGGCTAACTTCTACAACGGGTCCAACGTGCCCCGTGCCAACGTGGCCATGCGGGACAGAGGAGTAGGATTCGTCCACCAGACTGACGAACCAGCCTCCACAGTGGATATGGTCAAGCTGCCCCACCAAGAGGCCGAGTCCCACGGTGTTGCCCGTGCGCTTTTCTCAGGCAAAACGATCACTGACTTCTACGGCTCAGACTCCCATGTATCTGCCCGACTCTACGGACAGCAAACAGACGCTGGGCCAGTGGTTCTTCACAGCATTGACATTGCGGGTGTGGTTGCCGCCGGGGGTGACTGATGCCAATTAGCTCCCGGGCAGCGCAAGAGATCGCGGCACTGCTCACTCAGGGCGGAATCCCAGCCGGTCATGCCAACGACATTGGCCAGCGGCTCCTGTCCTTAGCGGAATCCTCCAGTTCCAGTAGCACCAGCAACACGGACAACGAGCGGGTTATTGACTCCAATACCGCCCGATCCAGAAGGTTCCAAAACAACTTTCGTGCCCCCGAGCAACCGGCTCAGGATGGCCAAGCTGGCAAGGACGGCATCGCTGGTCAGTCTGGTTACTCAGGGGTGGACGGAGCCACCGGGGCAGACGGCACCTCAGGATTAGACGGGACAGCGGGAGAGGCTGGTGCTGCGGGTGAAGCTGGTGCTGCCGGGGCCGCAGGTGCCGGGGTCGATTCCCGGGTTCTAAGTGACATTCTCAAGAGGCTCAAAGGCTTAGAGAACAAGCCCGCCGAGGAGCCTAAGTGCGACAACTTTCAGGGGTTTGGTCAGGCTTCCTTGTGCAACATTATCAAGCAGCAAGCCAAGGAGATGGGCAGGATCAAGGCCCGCCTCGACACGGCAGAGAAAACCATCAAGGCACTAGACCGAAGGCTGGATGCCATTGAGGTCTTCATGCCCCCGCAGGACTGCCCGTAATGGCCAAGACCTTCCTCCAGCGGGACGGCAAGCTCCTTCTGAAGAACGGCAGGTTTGTGGTCACCGAGAACCCGGCTGACTGCGATTGCTGCGAGGCCCCCTGCGGAGCGTCAGCCAGTTCCGGCGGGCAGGGCGTGACGGTTAACGAGTACGGAATGCCAAGCCGGGAAGGGGATGTGGACTTTACCTACAACTCCTACACCATTCCTGACGCCTACAAGATTGAGTCCCTTGACGGTCAGGTGTTCGTTGACACCGGAGATGTGAGCGGCCAGAGGACCCTGACATTCAGAAAACCTCAGGGGGTCAAGAAGGTCAGGGTCACGGTGACCGGACCTAATGGCACGGCTTGGCAGTATTTTCTGGGCTGCCCCAAGGCTGAACCAGCCAGCCGGGATAACCCATTGCCGTGATTACCTGCCACAAGAAGCACCTGATCGCCCGCTGCAACGAGCGTGGCTACGTCCTAGAACAGGTGATGCCTTGCGTGGTCAGCCAAGACGGCCCCTTCTGGGCCATAGACGAAACTCACGAAAGCTACCCCCGTGAGCGTGAGCCCCAGACCTGCCTAGCCGGGACCATGCTCAAGTCTCTTCTGAGCCGCATTGGCATCGAAGCATTACCCGACTGTTCCTGTAACACCAAGGCTGCCCACATAGACATGATGGGATGCCAATGGGCTAGGGAGAACGTGGATACAGTGGTTGATTGGCTAGAGGAAGAAGCCAAGAAGCGTGGACTGCCGTTTGTCAGGATGGCCGGGAGGGGGTTGGTTACGCTGGCAATCCGGCTGGCTGAGAGAAAAGTCCAAAGTACCGTTTCAGTTTGAGTCGAGCGGGACATAAATACGGTATGGCATACCCAAACTTCAATTACGGTCTGGCCTTCCGCTCTCAGGGTGTAACCCCTGATATGTATTCGGACGATCCCGAAGAAGCCCAGAAGATGATGTACGAGGATATGGATGCCCGTTGGAAACAGGGCGGGGCGGCTGCCTTTAAGCAGGGAATGGTTCAGCAAGCTGCCAAGGAGCGTAACCAAGGGGCCCGCCCTGCCCAGCAGCAAGCCCCCCGTGCCCCAAAGCAAATAGCACCCGAGGCTCCCGCAATGCACCCGCAAGCTGCCGCCCACTTCGGTGCCCAACAGGGTATGTTCGCTGCCACCAACGCAGCCATTGGCAATGAGATGGCTAACCGCAGGAAGCTGGCAGAGAACGAGCGGGACCGCCAACACGAATACGAGATGGAGTCCCTGCGGCAGCAGGGTGCCAACCAGCGGGCACAGGCTGAACCGCAGGAAGGATTCGGTGGTGGCTTCCAGCAGAAGGATGCAGCCCGTCAGGCCCGCAACCGTTCGCTCTTGGGGATGGCAGGCTTGGGTGGCTACCGAATCCAAAACGGCAAGCGCACCCCGCACCCGTACCAGAGCCCCCTAGCCCGCTCAATGCTGGGGTAATCCATGAAGTCGCCACTACCACAAGCACCCACAACCTCGTCTGCCCCCAAGATGCCCAGCAATGGGCAGGGGATTAATGCTGGGTCCATCAAGCAGAGCTTGCTTCAGGGGTCTGCATTTACCCCGAACACTGGCACTGCCACCGGGGACCGGGCCGTCAGTGATTACGCCAAGGGCATGGCTTTCTCCAGTGCCGCCCAAGCTGACCGAGACATTTCAAAGTCGAACGCACAGATGGGCAATCAGCAAATGCAGCAAGGTGAGCAGATGCACCAGCAATGGCGGCAGGCTCAGATGGGGCGTTACAAGCAGTTGATGGGCCAGCGTAACCAACAGTCTTCCCTCGCTGCCAAGCTGCTTGAGCAACAGATCGGGTTGCAGAGCGACTGGCAGACCGGCCTTATCGGAATGATTGGGTAGCCATGTACAGCGCAGACAACAACGTCCGCTTCAGGATTGGCCAGCCCAAGCTGATTGCCGATGCTGCCACCCAGTCGCAGAAGGCCAACGTCTATGCCGGTGCCAAGCAGAAGGGGCAGACAGAAGCCCGCGACACCATGAACACTGGCAACAGCGGCTTTTCTGCCGGTGCCAGTCAGGCCATGTACGCCAACCAGCAACAGGCTGCCGCCGACGCCGCAGGCCGACAGCAAGGTGCTGGCATTGAGGCCGAAGATCAACAGTTCAACAGTCAGGCGAGGTTCGACAACCAGATGCTCCGACAGGGGGCTATGGCTTTTGACTACGGCCAGATGTCTGACGCGAACGATGCAGGATTTGGATACAGATTCAACAACCAAACCAACAGAGCGTCGATTGCAAACGCTCGTAATCAGGCACAGATGCGGCTGCGTCTTGCCATGTTGGGCAAGGGCCTTGCCTAGGAGAGTTCGATGAGCCACCAAGCGATTAGCGGCCTTGATCTGGATGACCTCACACCGAAACAGCTTCGGAAGGTTCTGAATGGTCTGGTCCGTAACCAACTTCCCTACGCAAAGAAGACGGACGAGGAGAAGGAGTCTCACGCCGAGAAGGATGAAGAGGAGTCCGATGCCCTTGCCGACCTGAAGGAAAGCAAGAACGGCAAGCCGAAGACCCCGAAGGTGATGAAGGACGATCTGGGTGACGAGAAAGACCTGCCATTCCGCCGGAAGAAGAAGGAAGACGCATGAGCGAGACAATCCGCAAATCACTCAAGGCACTCAGCGGAGCCAACGCTCCCGATGCCCCGTCCTTGAAGACGGGTGATGTCGCTCTGCGCAAGCCCCTCGCCCAGAGCCCGAATACAACCCTGAACAACGCGGACGATGGGCTGCCAATCAGCGTGGTTCGTAACCTCATCTACAGTGGCGCACCCGAAGACCTTTCCCAGTTGCGTCAGATCGTGGATGGCTTGTCGCCCCGGGCCAAGGCCAACCTCATGGCATCCATTGCCAGAGAGACACGCGACCCACAGTCCCCGTCCAAGGCAATCAGCCTGACCCCCGAGGGCCAGATGCTCGTTGATGCGGTGTTCAACAAGGTGGACCCAGACCCGTCATGGATCACCAACAAGCCAGTCACCCCGGGCGGTGGCAGGCGACTTGATTTGGTGAGTGCAGAAGCCGATATGGAACCCAAGACCTTCCGGCCTGACAAGCAGTCAGAGGAAGGACGGCAACTGTATGACCGGCCCGGATTCCGCAGCGACGAAGAGATCAAGGAGAATAAGGACGGCAGCTTCCGGGTGAAGCATGAGAACGTCCACCTCGACGGTCAGACCAAGCGTTCCATCGAACGTGCCAAAGAAGGTCTGCCTGTTGGCCCTATCTATGACGATGCCGCCAACACCCCCGGCAATCGCAAGCCCGGTCGAGCCCTGTCCGCTGGCACTCAGACTCCGCAGCAAGAAGCCACACGCCTCATGCACCGGATGGCGGAAACCAGCAATGCTCACGGTGTAATCGACAGCAAGCGGGCAGACGATCCGCTGATGTACGACACGGCGGATGTCCAGCAAGACAACCCGAGCGTCTTTGCTCCCGGCAACACCGGCAGCAAAATGAAGAGACACGTTACGAGCGTCCGGCCTGCCGACCACAGCGATGCCTTGCGGGCGTTTAGCTTTGTGAAGAAGGGGGAGTTCGCCAACCCCAACCAGCAATTCAACTCCGCTGAAGACTTTGCCCGTGCGTTTGTGGAGAGCGTGGATCAGGAGGGTCTGAACGTCACGCCGGTCACAGCCCGTGAGCGGGCCGATGCGACAGAGATGTTGCAGAGCTACAACTACGATGACGATTTCATCACGGAACGTACCAGCCCGGGGCTTGGCAATCAGGGGATGTATATGCCGCCCCCCGGCGAGATGACTGAAGCTGCCGCCGGTCGCATGATGCGGCAGAACATGAGCGACACGGTTCGTTCCACCAAGACTGCCGAGCGGGCACTCATGCAGGAGCAAGCTGTTGCCTCCCTTGCCCGCAAGTTTGAGGATATTTTCGGGCATCAAGGCTGGGGCGAAAACTACAAGCCCAGTGCCCGCCCGGGTACGAGTGAGCCTGCGGCCCCGGCTGGTGGTGTTGGCGAAGGTGTTGCCACCAGTCAGGACCCAGCCAACGTCCCCAGCCTTGGCACTCCGAACGTGCGTGGCGAGGCTCCCGCCCCGAAGTCGCGTGTCGCTCCCGGCAAGCCCGGGATGGAGATTGGCGAGGACGTTGATGCCGATGACCTTGCCGACCTCCACAAACAGAGGGTGGGTGGTGACGGCGAACCGATCTCGACTGAAGAGGTGGAGCCAAACTTTGCCCGTGGCCGTGACCTTGGTGACCGCACTGGCATGGGCCGGACCAAGACCAAGGAACTTCCGGGCAACAAGCCGGGTGAGTATCAGGACAAACAGCCCTTTGCTGCCTACAACCGGGAGAACCGGGTTGTCAGTGACTCAGACCTACAACAGCGGCGAATGTTCCAGAGGGCTGGCGGCGAGACTGAGCGGTCCTCCGTTCTTCGCCAACAGTTACGGGCCTTGATGGAATCCAACGAGCCCGAGGCACCGGGCACCCGTGCTGCGGCGGCGAAGGCCGCACAGATTGAAGACCTCCAGCGACGGCTGCGGCTGGCAGAGCGGCTCGACTCCATGAGCGGCATCAACTCCATGCGTACCAACGACCCTGAAACCGGGTCTGTAACCCCAAACGCCGGGGCAGTGATCCCGACCCGGCAGCCGACCGAGGTGGCCGACCTGCAAGCCAACAAGCTGGCTGCCTCTGCCACTCCCATTGATGCTGACGAGATTCTGCCTCCCCGGAACAGGGACCTCGACCTCAACAACGAGCCAATCGACGTTGAGTTTGAGGTGAAGAAGCCCGCCCCGACACCAGAGCCAGCTTGGAAGAAGTGGGCCAAGCGGGCTGGTGTGGTTGGTGGCGGCATCTTGGGCTACGAATTTCTGAGGCAGGGAGGTGAGCCGCCGATCAACGGTGGACCGCCGACTGGTGGTGGGGGACAAATGGACCCACCGTTCCCTCCGGGTGGTGGCCCTGATGGTCCCGGTGGCTACGTCCCCTACGGACCTCCCGGTGGCCCGATGGGTCAAGACCTTGGTGCCAAGCCTGAGGATCGGATTCGGGCACTCCAGAACTTTGAGATGCGAGTCAATCCCCACACCCAAATCCTTCAGAGCTACAACCGATGAGTCAGCAAATCCGCAATGCACTCAAATGGCTGACCGGCCCTTCGTCTATGACTCCGGGTGGTAGTGGCCCGCCGTCTGTACCTCCCGGTCGCAATCTATCGCCGCCGCCGGATGTTCCGCCGCCCCCTTCTGGCAGGAACCTTCCGCCGCCTGACGTTCCTCCCACCCGGAATCTCCCGGGCCCAACAGCCCCGGACGTTCCAGCCAGAGGGA